TTTGTTTGTAGTAATAAGCTAACGCGGTTCTGGACTTACCGCTTCCAACGCCGCCGCACAGAATGCAGCCGTTTTTCATCCTGTCAACGGCGTCCAGTTGATAATCTCTTAAAGATATACCAGCCATTACAAACTCCTAAGAAGTCGCCGCATCGACCATATATCGGAAAAATACATCATAGTGAACCAATAGTTGTCCAGAGAATCATTTTCAGTCATTGGTTCGGTCAGTGAATTTCCGACTTTGATGTAAGCGGCAACGCCGAGGAGAGATAGCTGAATATAACACATCAGAGCCACTACCATGTCGATATCCTGAGCGGCTACTAAGATATGATTCTGGTAATTCAGGTTGGCTTTTTCCAGCCTTTTTCTCGCTGCATGAATACCGGCAATCAAAGTAGCTCCAGCGCCGCAGCAAGGATCGTTCAGGGTGATGTATCCGTCTTTCTTGACCTTTTCAACAATATCTTCCATGGTGATTTCCGCCATCAGCTCGCAAACATGGTAAGGCGTAAAAATCTGCTCATGTTCTTTGCTGTTAAGGCCAAGTTCGGTGTAGATACTTCCCAAAAAGTCCTGCTCTTGATTTTCTTCCAAAGCCACTACCATATATGCAGCAAGTTCGGAAAACAACGGCTGCTCCTGTTTGTTGTATCTTTTGATAGTCCGCAAATATAACGCCTCTCTCTCGTCGAAGTGGTCTTTATCCACCGGATTCGATAAAGCGCAAGCGAACATAATAATGAAGTCGCTCCATACATCCCAAGAACGATGCCGGTAGGTTAGTTGTCTGAACACTCGCAGAAATTCTTTTCGAGCGTCTAAATGCTTTTCCGAATTTTTACCGGCGGGCTTTTTTCGGTTAGGTTTTTCCGAAACCTTAGAAACACCTTTTTTAAAACCTTCGGCTACATTCTCTCCATATTTCAGATTGTCAGCGATATGCTTCGGAATTTGTTTTTTAACCGGTTGTTTTCGTTTAGGTTTTTTCTTTTTCCAAAACATTGCTGCATTATACCTCCTTTTTACAAAGGCGATCGCAAGCTGTTTTGTTTACAACAGAAGTAGAAAAAGTGATTTCAGGAAAGCAATCCTGTGAAAAACTAAGAGTTATATCAAAATCTGTGATAAGCTCCAAGTCTGGATGCACCAACGTATCGGATCGTTTGATAAGTTCTTCTCCAGCATCTTTAATTTGTTGAACGAGTTTTTCTCTATATCTTTTGTTACTGGTTTCCATATGTTTTTCTCCCTTCGGTAATTGATGGAACGGGGCTGTTTCCTCTAGCCTTAGGACATTTACCTTGCTGGCAATATCAGGCACCCCTTTGTCCATCTTCTAAAATATCAATGCCACGGGGCCTCTTCCGGACCTTCCTCCGCAGCGTACTTCTCAGCGAACTCATCCTCTTCGATGGTCACATACATTGTTTTCAGATAAGCCTTAACGCCAGTCTTGCCATTGACTTCCCAGTTGTAAGGGCGAATCACCAAATCAACGTTCCTAATCTCCGCAAAGTCCAGAGTGGCAATAGACTCCTCATCAAGATTCGTCTGTGCCCGTCTGGTAATCATAACAACCTTGGGCGGGATATTGTCGAAGCTTACCGCAACCTGAATATAGTGACGAGGCTCTTCGTCCTCATCACGAGGGGAGAGAACCCTCACATTCCAACCGTCTTCAATCAGCTTCTGCGCCATATCTGAATCTTCGATGATGACACAGAAGTTACGGCTTCCGGCACGATTGTATTTCGATTCCTCTCCTTTGAAATTTCTGAAAATGATGTGCGCATTTTCAATGATGATGTTGTCTACGTTCTTATAAGCCATGATTGGTCTCCTTTCAAAAATTGTGTTTTTCACATGGGAACGGACACGATCTGCACTCTTCATCGGTGCAATCGCAAGAAGTGTTGCTAAAGTCGGATTTAACCAACACAAATATCACAAGGGCAATAACCAATAAAACAAGCAAAGGTATCACCTCACATCAAATGGCGTTGGCTCTTCTTCATGCGGTTCTCCGACTTCAAACCATGGGGGAGTGTTGTCAGAAACAAACGGCTCGTCTGCAACAAACCGTTCGAAATCCCCATAAGAAGACAGAGACTTCACCGCCTCATCTACAAGATTGTTGTAGTAAGTGCGGTCGATATCGTTTTCCTTACCGAGTTCCCGAACCATCTCAGACTCCAGCCATCTGAAGCCTTTGGAACCAGTTGCAGCCGCATATCCTTTTTCTCCGGTTTTCTTATTCTCGGTTTCACGAAGCAGAATACCGCCGCCGCATCCAGGTTTGATAGGACAGAACTGACCGACTTTACCAATAAAATGATAATTGTGGCCTTTAGCGATTTCTTTAACCAACGGATCTAGCTCAGCATCTCCACTGTTACCACTGAGATCCATCGTAACGCCAAATTCTTTTGCTCTTTTCACAATGCGTTCCAGCTCTTTTTCAAGTTCGCTTACATCCGGCAATCCTTCGTTCATATCGAGGTACAGCGCGGAAGTTACTGACTTGGTCTCGCACATATCCTCGAATTCAATCGGCTCCTTGCTGAACAGTTTCTTAAATACATAAGGAACCTGAAACTGGGTGCCAGTTGCTGTCCATTCTCCAGCATGTTTACCATCCTTATACTTCGCAATATAAACAGCGTCGTTCACAAGACACATGCGATCGTATGTAGCCTCATGCTCGAAGTTATAGCCATACTGCTTGCCATAATCCATAACGAATTGAATTATTTCCGGAGTTGCATCCGGAATCTTAATAGAGTCCGTCTTAATGTGGGCAACAGTAAAGCCCCGTCTCTGGACCTCATGTTTGAGGTTTACCATAAACAGGGCGCCGCGCTTAGCTACAATATTGTCTTTATTGCGATTGTCTCGGAATGGATGATCGAAGCTTGCCGAAGTTAGACCGTATACAGAGTTAATTGCAATTTTAAGAGCCTGAGCCAGATCAGCCGCAGCAGCTTCATCTGTCAGATACTTTGCCAATGCACCGTTCAGCATCTTTTTAGCTTTATCGAACTCTTTGTGTTTAATCGCAATTCTGGCCTGAAGAATTTCGTTGAATCGCTTCGTGTATTCAGGACCAAAGAGTTCTTCCGCTACAATGCTGCTCGGATGCATGGATGCAATATCCAATAACGCGATGTTGCTGTACATTCCTGGCTCAGCATAGACATAACCGCCTTCGCCGACTTCTTCGCCGCGATAAATGGACTTACCGCCTTCGAAAGTATAGCCCGGGAACACAGGCTTTCCGTCTTTATTAAACAGGGTGAAATTTTCATCTCCCAAATGGTCGTACAAAACCATATCTTCTGTAATAGTCCACGGTTCGCAATCGGGAGTTACTTCACCCATAAAACGGTAGTTGAATTGATCCTGCGGCTTTCGGTTGTTGCCAAATATAATCTTGGTGGTCAGAGAATTGGTCGTGTCATTGACCGTCATTCCGGCCACGTCCGCCAGAATCTGCCGAGCTGTAAAGTCAGCTTTTCTCGCATTGAAAACAGCTTCGGTAGCAATAACATCGTTGTCGCAGTATTCGGCGACTTTCGTCCACATCTCTTCCGGAACAGGTTGGTCCCACGGAAGCCCAAGTTCCTGATGGTGGATGCCCAATTCAATTTCCCATTTCTTCAAAGATTGTTTCTTTGAGCAGAAATCGTAAACGTCCGTATAAGAAACGTTATAGGCTTCACCGAAGAAGCAGTTGGCGCTCCCATTGATGATTCTGTTGGAAAGCGAGAATAGCTGCTCGTTCGTATAACCCATTAGCCTGGCATAGAGAATGTGATTGTCGTATCTGCGGCAGTTAAAACCAACCAGACGAAACCGCATTAGCTCCTCAATTTCAGCCGACGTAGGGTTAATCATACGGACAACCGGCTTTCCTTCACCTTCAATTTTCCAGTTGACCAGGAACAGGTTCGGAAACACCTCAACATCATAAAACACAAGTTTAGCGTCATCGTTTTTTGTTCCGGAAGACTGGTCGGCAGATTTGAACTGCATCTTATTGACCAACTTGATACAGTAATCCGCCTGATGCGTGCTGCTTGCGGCGAAGGCCAGCACAGCGTTCCGCATATCTGTAACATCATAATGAAGATCGCTTGCGTAAGCGTCCTCAAGAATTTTATAGATGAAGTCGATACTGGGTTTAGTTGCCGGATGGTATTCCTTGTTCAGATTCCGTTTGATTTGCGTTCTAAGACCTTTCTCGCTCTTCACCCCTTCAAAATTTATCACTTGCTTTTCTCCTTTCAGTGGCAAACCAGAATTGATGGTTGCGATGGGCAGGTTATTACACTTTGTCAATTTCCGGCGCAGAGAGCTTTTGCCGTTGAAAACCTTAACTTCGATGTGGTCGTCATAGATTCTGCTCAGCTTTGCCGGATCTTCCGCATAAATATAATGCAGATGAATGCCTTGCCCGCTTTTGCTCAGTTCTGCATAAGTGGGCGGCCATTTGCTCGCCTCCTTCAGATTCAGTTCAAAAGACTTGTTTCCATCCTTATCCGGAATATCAAAGTCGATAACAATATGATTTTCCGGAACTTTGACATAGTGGAGTTTCGACGTATCAATACTGCTCAGCTTCGTTTTTACTTTCTCCCATTTGGATGTGGGGATTTCTGATGAAGTCGCATACTGAGCAGGACAGTCCGCGCACTCTTTGTCGAAAACAGACGGCTGCGCTTTGAATTCGATGAGCTTCTGTTCCGGCTCTTCCTTTTCCGAAATCGTCTGCTCTTCAAATTTCTCCGTCCGAAAACCGATATAATAGCTTCGGACACGAGTGCCATCGTCCAGATTGAACCGCTCTTTGTAATCGCGGAAATAGTTTTTCAGTTCTTCTTTAAAAATCCTCTGAGAAAACGGAAACGGCACCTTTGCCTCATCACAGTACGTTTTGTACATTTCCCAAGAGGCTTTCAGTGTCGTTCCGTCTTCCTTCTTAAACACGTGGTAAGAATCAATGATGAAGTTGTAGAAATCATTGGATGCACCAAGCATCGCGACCGGAATATAATCATCGTACATGCCTGGATTTGCCAGATATACATTTTGGCAGTGGTATGCGATAGCGCCAAGTTCAAACTCAATTTGTTTCATTACCGTTTTGTATTCCTTCGGGCTTAATTTATCGCCGGATGGGGACACATCAATCAATCGTCGAATCAAACCCGATTTTGCGTCAGTTATCTTCACCGGCTTATTCGTGCCCATAAACAGAAAACATTTAAAACGGTTTGCGTAAGTAGACTTGAACTTTTCATTTACCGTCATCAACTCGTGAGAAACGAGGCTGTTCAGCCTGGTATTATCCTCAATGCGCGACAAATCCCCATCGTGCTGAATAGCAACAAGCGGATTGCTCTTGAACGCCTCCAAAGCAAACGAATTGCTCGAGGAACCAAGCGCTTTAGCGTCGAACACAGAATAGTACCCGTCGAAAAGCTGCTGAATGATGTTAAGAACCGTGGATTTGCCGGTTCCTGCGGCGCCATACAAAACCATAAATTTCTGCAACTTTTTAGAATCTCCACAGACTATGGAACCGATTGCCCATTCGATTTTTTCTCTCTCCGTTTCAGAGTAGAGAGTAGACATCAGCTTGTCATAGGCGTTGATGGTTCCTTCTTCCAGGGGGTACTTTAGCTTTTTGCTTGCATAATCTTTTTTGTTCGTAGGCGTATTTGAAAATATCAGTTTTTCATCCAGCATGTGGAACGAATCTCTCATTTGTTTCTGACAGTATTTGTGCCATGAATCGATCATTCCAGATTCAGAGTCCCACATGTGCAGGACTTTAACACTTGAATCAAAATTCTTACGATTTTCTTCTGCATACCGATCGAGTTCCCGGTCGATAAGTTGCAAAGCATCCTGCTCGTCCGTAGACCATAAACCCCGGTCTTCCAGCCATATGGCATAGAAGTCGCCGCCTCTAATCATAAGATCAGAGCTTTTCTTAATGATAAACTTCGGGTAGATTTCTATTACACCACGCTTCGTACTACGTGTTGAAATCATTAAAAAGTCGATCATCGAGGTTCTTTAGTCTCCTTCCGTCTGCTTTAGCTCCTTAATTTCAGTTTTCAGAGCCTCGATTTGGCAACGCATATTGCGAATCTCAAACTCTTTGACAATCAGGTGCGCCGTTACGACCGCTACCCAAAACGTAACATTATGGTTAAACGACTGCTGTTTCCTGATGGATTTTCCGATTGCCCGGAACATCGTTTCCGAATTCCGAAGGCTTCCGAAAATATAACGGACCATTTCATCCATGAACTTTTCCTCCTTTCATTCCTGCAAGAAACTGGTCGATAGTTTCAAACCGCCAAGTTTTTTCTCCGTTAAACGAAAATATAAATTCCTTGCCGTCCTTTTACCGCACACGGATACTGTTTTTCCCGTTCGGAAAATATGTTTCAACCTTTTCGGCAAACGCCGGCAGATGTTCTTGAAAACACTCAAACACTTTGCTGTGAACCATAGCAGAATTCCTTTCTTTACAGGATGCTGTCCAAATACCAATTCATCTGGTACCAAATCTCAACCGATCTCATATCGTACTTGCAGTGCTCAATCGTGAATAGGCCGCCTTCACCGTCCCGTTTGTATTTGCGGTCCATAAAGCGAAATATAACATCGTCCGTATACTTCGGATCGAATCTGGAATCGCTCATGGAACCCAGCCCAAGATTCACAATCATATTCCAAAACCATTGGCCCATTCGATTGCCAACGTCGGGATTGTTCATGATGTTTTCTTCACAACGAAACGCCAAAGCAATCAGCATCTCCAGCACACTACAAGGCCGATTGTCCAGAAAAGAGGCAATCATAGGACCCTCGTATGATTTTTCATATCCAAAACGGTAACGGAGGTCTATCCCGTCTTCAGCCCTGTTACCATCCATTAGAATCACATATTGGAAATCAATATTGTGAAGATGCCTCAGCAGCTTTTGATAGGATAGACCCCTGGAATACCGTTCATTGCATACGAGCTGACACATCCATTCAAAATATTCGTTGTTCAGCTCTTTCTCTGTCATTTAATCCTCCATTTGACCGGGGTATCTGCCTGTGACATCCGAATAGGAACGGTTGTCCCTCAGAATCTCATAATCGCATTTCAGCCTGTCGTTGCGGACAAACACAGAATCGTCCTCATACTCGCCGAAATGATCTGCAAAATCAGCGCCCACGGTCTCATCAATATCGTCGACAATTTCGTCGTTTTCATCCGCCAGAACCCCGTCCGAATAATAAGTCAGACTGAGCTTGGTATACTCGTCGAAATCGCCGAATTCCTCTGGCGAGATAATATAAGGCTTTTCAACCATATTTACCTTCTCCTCTTTCGCGTTTTTATTGTTTGTCGAGGCATAATTCGTATAGCCTTCCTCTGCGAGCTTAGCCGCATAGTTAATCAGGTCCGGTTTCAATTTAGCCTGGTCAGCCTTGATTTTATTGTCTTTGTCAAGGTTTTCGTTTTCCTCTTTGCGGATTACCGTTTCCGGCTTCTTTTCCGCAAAGACCGCTTTCACCGAATCGATTTCCTCCTGGGTAATTTGCTCGTATCGCTTTTTAAGGCAAAGCCATGTTGCGGCCGACCCGATAGTCAGACCGGCCATAAACATAGCGAAGTTAATCTTGCTCATAGTAATCCTCCTCGTTTTTTATCGTAACAACAGTTACGGCGAGACCTCCGAACAGCAATGCAGCGCTCAGGAGAATCCCGCCGGTAATATGTCTTTTCCGCTTGCTGTCCAATATGGAGTCAAGCAGATTTATGAAATCGTCGAGCATATCCACGTTTGATTACTCCCTTCCGCCAGACAAAATGGCAATACCGCCGATCAAGCACAAACCGGCCATGGTAGAAAACACATAAGAAAATAATGCTTTCATGATAAACGCTCCTTTCAATCGTAGCTTGAAAAATAATGGCAGCATTCCTGGAACATCGGAACACCGTAATCGCTGTATCCGCCTGCGGTGAAAAACACGCATTCATAATTCGTCCGTTCCAGCAGCTCTTCCTGTACAAGCTCTACAAGTTCTTCTTTCACATAACAGCGGTCGACTCTCCCATTCCACATAGATGTGAACTGATTCGGCTGAAATATAACATCGGTCACATTATCCGGAAAGTGTGAATCGTCGACTCGGTTTAAAATCGTGTCGATTACCAGCCTCTGCCCGAGTTCCGTTTCACCTTCCGCTTCTGCCATTGTTACCAACGCGATAAGTTCAATTTCTTCCTGCGAAATAGGGTACAGCCATTCTTCCTCAACCTGTTCCGGTTCCTCAGTTGGCAACGAAGGTTCAGGTACAGTTTCAATAGGGGATATAGACACCGTCGAAGACGCATCATTATATGTATCCTCGATGGTTTTTTCTTTTGCCGGGGCTGCGGCCATCCTCGCTATAACGATAAAACAAAGGATAAGGCTCAGAAGAAACACAGCGCCCTTTAGTACGGTTCGCATTTTTTAACTCCTCTCTTATAAAACGACCACCTCCAGTATCAATCTGAAAGCGTTGAAATTACATCTTCTCCCAGATGTTTCCCTCTACGTTGAAATCGAGAAGAAGAACCGTCTCATGTCTTCCGTCTTCAGTCTCTCGCTCAACTTCCATAATTCGGAAATTTACATATCCGTCCGGACCATCGGCAGTCCAGCCTACAATTTGACCGGCAGGTGTACGGGGGAGATCCAGATCGTCCAGAACCTCGTTCAAGAACAGATGACCACGGGTCTGAAGTTTATCGTTGGCAAACGCCTGCTGCGCCTTCAGGAACATGCGGTTGTAATCCTGATTAGTCTCATAATTGCGGCTCTTCGAGTCAAAGTAAACGGCATAATCGCTCTGAAGATTGGGGTCAACCACCTGGACCGTTTTCTTTACCTTCTTTTCCTTTCCGGTTTCAGGATCGACCTCAACCTCTTCAAATTTCTTCGCTTTGATGTTGTACTTCAGCTCCTGATCCACCTGTTCGCCAAACCGCTCAACCACTCGGTTGCGGTATTCTTTAAAGCTCTTGTCAATAGCCGCATAAGCCGCGCCAAGCGCTACATTTCTCTTGCGAAGAATGTTGTTGGACGCAAGGATGCTGGTAATGGACAGAGTCCCGAGAATAACGGCAGGAGCATACAATTTGACAAACTTAATGCCTGTCTGCACATAAATGATGGTGAGATCTTTCTTGGAATCCTCAATGGAATAAGACTCTCCCGCTTCAGTAACACCGGTTTCCGTTGCGGTATGAACCTTATCGATATCGTTCTTGGTATCCTCCACAATCTTGTTTACTTTGGTTGTGGCTTTGCAAGCGATAATGGCGCTTACAACCGTCCCCGCGATTCCGGCCACTACGAGAATCTCAGGGCTGTGCTTTCTGACCTTCATCATGGTCTTATTCATAGCGCCGCTGACGCTCTTTACAATTTCGGTCTTATTTTTCATAGTTTTCATTCTCCTTTTCGAGTTTTCTGAGATGGTCGATAAGATGCTGTGTATACCACATAATCTTTTCGAGGTCCTGAATGCCGTTTTTCTGTTTCCAACGGCAGGCATATTTGATGATATTGCCGGTATCGGTTGCTTCGATGCCTTTGAGGTCAAAAGTAAAAGCTTCTATCACATCAATAACTTCCAAACCGGTTTCAGATTGATAATGTGCCGGGTGCGACACCATTTTGTCAGGGGATTCGTACATTACTCTTCGTCCTCCTCACAGGTTTCACAGCAAGGGATATAGATTCTCTTTCGTTCCTGAACTACAATCTGACAGCCGCAGGAAGGGCAGTCAAAAGTATCGTACAGTTTTTCCTCAGGTTCCGAGCCAAAGGCTACTGCTAACCCGCTTTTTCCGTTGTCGCGAGAAATATAATGACGCTCTTCAACAGCATTGAATTTGCATCCGCAGATTTTACACTCAAGCATATTTTTTCTCCTTTCAATTCAATGGGATGGCTCTTGGAAGTTTCAAAATATAACCGTCCCGAACCCTTACAGCAGTTGCTCCGCCAATATTTGTCCAGCCGTAACGGTTCATTGTGTAGTTGTCGTTCGCAACATTAGCCAAATCATAAAAATCTGACACGCTTACCATACCGTACTGGCTGATAATATCGTTCATGGAATCCAACACTGCTTCCGCATCCCCGCGAGTGTCGAACAAAATATCATCGTAGTCAAAACTTGTCCGTCTGATAGCGGAGCCGGCGCGGGTGCGTTCGCTTTCCCGTTCGTAATAATTCCGATACGATACTTTGGAAGCAGAACCGTTTTTCCTTGTTCTTCCTGCCTCACCGTAAAGAATCATATCGATTCCGGTAGTAACGATATCAGAAATAGCCTTTTTGATTGCCGGCACAATGACTTCCAGCAAAATATAAGACTTTACGTTGTTGGCGTCCTCGGCAATGAAAACATCAGCGAATTTCTGCATTTCACCCTTTTTTCGGGTTTTTGCTTTTCCGCTGATGACCGCTTCCACTTTTTTCTCAGACTGCTCTTGACGAGATTTATCTGAATTGGTTTTGTATTCCTCCACTTAGGTTTCTCCTTTCTTAAGCCGGGATCAATTTGCCAGGCAGAGTGATTTTGGTATTCGGCGTCATGCCGTTTTCTTTTTTATACCGATAAGCAAGATTGCTCTTAGCTTTCGCTTCTGACGGGGCATAGGTGGACGCTTTCCAGCGATTTTGCACGCAGTTTTCAAATCGCATGACTGGTCCGTCGTAGTAATACGCTTTCATTCTCATACCCTCCTTTTTGGTAAAAAAGAAAAAAGGGAAAGCACCTTGTTTAAGGCACTCTCCCTTGTCCGAATTTCACAGATTCAAATTTCAGTTTTCTTCTGTAGAAACGTCTGCTTCGTCAACAATGATTGTCTTTTTCTCGGCAGCCATCTTTTTCAGCTCGATCTGGGTTTTGATATTCGCAATCACCGGTTTTGCTACGTACTTATAGACCACAAAGCCTACAATTACGCTCAAACCAACGCCTGCTGCAATCTTGATACCCTTGCTCATACCTGTGTTTTCAATGACTTCCTCAGTAGTTTCAATAACCTCGTTGTTCATAATCGCATTGTTTTCCATTTTATGTTCTCCTTTCAAATTCTGAAAATGTGGAACTTCTTCCATTAAAGCAATTGTAATTTTCGCGCGGTTTTCTCAGTGATGACATTACCAGGAGTGATAATCGTAAACCGGCGCAACCCGATAATCAATAACCAGGCAAGGGGTGCCGTTCGCGTCAAGATGGGAACTAAAATCAAGTTCGATATATCCCTTTTCGATGCTCCAGCCCAGATCATCTCCCAGTTTTGTCCCGTCTAATCCGAGCGCATAGTAAAACTCATTGAGCGTTACATACATGTCGTCCCGCATTTGCCGGTTCAATTCGTTTACGGCTCGGTTGATGGTATCTCTGTCCGACTTAAAATATCTTCCCGAGATAGCGTCATAGCAGATGGTGTTTCCGCCCTTTTCCGTCAGAATCACTTCCCGAACGGGATTCTTCACGATTTTTTCTTTCGCCATCGATTCCCGTATCGTCTGCTCCTTCTTATCGCCAATCGCCTCTACAACTTTTTCCTGATATTCTTTTAAAGTCGATTCGGAAAGCGTATAAGCGGTCGCAAGCGCCGCGTTCCGACGCAGATTTGTTGAGCTGGCGCCAATAAGACAGAAAACAGAAACCGAACCAACGATTGCGGCCGGAATATAACAAGGCCATGCTGTCTTTACGATTTCCTTTCTGCTTAGCTGGTCTGTTTCAAGTTCGTTTTTTTTCTCCTCGATAAGAATCAGCGCTTTCGGCGTTGCCCTCACCGCCATGACTGTAGTTGTAATCATTCCAGCAATGCCGATACCTGTAAGTATCTCCGGACTATGCTTTTTCATCGCCGTCCGTACACTCTTGGCAATGCTGGATAAACTGTGTTTTCCCATTTGAGTTCTCCTTTCTTAATTTAAAATCAGCACTTTAGGAAGGCTAATTTTATACCCATCCATAGAATCGATAACTTTTGCGTCTTTAAGATCTAACCATCCATATTTAGTGTTTGTATACACATTGCTTGGTAGACCAGCCAGATCGTAATAGTCAGCAATCGAAACACATCCGTAATTGACGATAATTTCTTTCATTGAACTAAGAACAGACAAAGCGTCAGATTCAGTTCCAAACAATATATCTTCCAAAACAAAACCCGATTTATTGCGTATGTTTTTGTTTTTGTGATAGTAGCTGTAAGATACCCTTGAATTGTTCTTTGGGGAATGACATTCTTCTCCATAAAGAACCGTTTCGATTTTATCGGCTACAATGTCAGTAAGTGCTTTTCTGATTCGTTTGGAATGTAACATTTTGTAAAATGCAAACACATTCCCTCCGATAAATCCACCGATTGCTCCAAGACCAAAAATAGTAACGTTTTTGCCCTTCATGTTTTTTCTCCTTTCGTTTAAACAAATAACAAAATCAAGTCTTCGGCTGTTTCGACCGCTGTCTGAAATATCAAACTGCGATGCTCGTCCTCGCCGTAACAAGCATACATAGCCATTTCGCAGATGAAACTTTCGATAATACAGATAGGCATTTCAAAGGGCTTATCCATAATTCGATTGATAATTTCATAAGCGGCCCATTGTGAATACGACCGTTTTTCAAATTCGTCTTTAGGCCATGAGAACGACGGACTGAATAAATGCCGGTCTACATATTCCTTGATAATCGAAACAGCCGTTTCCGAATCGCACACGATAGCTTGTCGAGCAAAGAAAAAGAGCCCCTGTTAGGACTCTTCCTCTTCGTCATTAAGTGCGGCGAGCTTTTCGTTAATGCGTTCATCGATTTTCTCTTCCATTTTCTTTTCGTTCACCCAGTCGGTTAGCAGTGTTGCTCCCATACCTACTGCGGTGGCGACAATACCAAGAATTTTTACCATTTTAGCGTTAATCATAAAGCGCTACCTCCTTTTCATAATACGACTTGTAAATTTTGCGGATTTAAAGATCTTCCATCCATTCGGCGGTCGGTTCAAAAACCATGTCAATAACAAAGATTTCCATCCCGTCTTCCAGCGTTAATTTATGGTGGTTGAAATCAATCCAGTAAATATCGCCGTTGCAGGATGACCAGCCTACGGTTTCTCCAAATTCGGTTTTTTCAAGCCCAAGGAACTCATAGAAGTCGTTCAATGGGATTACGCCTTGAAACATAAAATTGCGGTTCAAATGGTATTCCGCCTCTATGACCTTGGCGATGGTTGTCTCAAAATACCTCTGGGAAAAGCTGTCGTAGAAAGTACGAATTATCTCGGGTTCTATTCCTTCACCAAAGTCAAGACTCGAACTGCTGATAAAGCTTGGCGACGAAATATAAACGTCCTTACACTTTTCGCTCACGATAGAGTCCACAATCGCGTTATGCGCCTCTTCTCCGTAAAGCTCTTTCAGCTTGTCCTTATATTCCTTATAGGACTGGTTGATAAGAGCGTAAGCGCTTGTCAGGGCAGCCTGTTTTCTGCTATTAAGCGCATTGGCTCCCATAATACAGGCTATCGTGGAAAGGCCAAAAGCAGCGGTCGGAATATAACATTTCCACGCTGACATAAACGCCTCTTTTTTGGTGTAGGCGTATGGATCTCCATCGTGATTTTTTCTGCTGTCCGCTTTGACAAGTTCTACAGCTTTTGGAGTAGCTTTAACGGCTGTAACAACAGTTACGATTACTCCTACGGATGCTACACACGATAAAGCAACGGGAGAATACTTTTTCAAATATAGTCCCGACTTGTGCAGCGCCCTTTGAATAACAGGGGTTTTGTTCATGTTTTTCTCCTTTCGTTCATCTCATAGCTCTCAGTAAATCCAGGATATCTACAGCCATGTTGCCGGCCGATTTAAATATTTGGCTTGTTCTCGGATTTACTTTTGAGTAAGCAAACATCTTCACCATGAATTCGTGGGCGAGTTCACAGAATTCATCGATTGATCCCGATGTTCTCGGATATATTCTTTCGGCGATAAAATCTTTGAGCTCGTCGACAGCCCATTGTGAATAACTGCTTTTCTTGAATTCCTCCGTCCATTTCCCGAATAGCGGAGGCATCCAAGCATCCATGTGATACATGTCATACAAAATTAGTTCAAGCTGATCGATGCTCATTGTCTTCTCCTTTCGTGAAAAAAATTAAAAGAGAAAGATGTAAGTCAAGCATAAACTTATTATTATGGCAACCTCAACTATCCTAATCAGTTGCCCTCTTTCCCTCATAATAAGCGTTGTATTTTTCGCGCGGCAATAAAGAAAAGAGCCGTTGTTAGCGGCTCTTCTCCTTACAAACCAATGTTCTTTAAAATTTTTATAAGTTCGTCTTTTTCGAGTTCAGCATCTACATCCAGATGGACATGTGTCTTTCCGTCGATAACCGTTGCGTTTACCTCATTAAGTTTGAGTTCTACATCATACCTAAACTTCTTTCGGATTAGCATAGCTATCAACTTCGACAGAATACCCGTCGTGAATTTCGACCCTATTTTCATTTCATCCATACTCCTTTTACTCCTTTCAAATAACCATTGATTTCCGTAAAAGAAGATGCGATTTTTGCGAACTTAAATTTCCCGTCTGTCAAAGACTGTTTCCCATCGCTCCCGTTTGATGGGCTTCATTTTCAGCGCCCACATAATTTGACGGACAGTAACGGTGGGGTAGAGGCCGTCCGTACAAGCTCCGGAACGAGCGTTAAAGTATTCTCGAAAATTAGGGTGCAAATACAAAGCGTCAGTAATCCACGGGTCAACCTCGCTCCACCATGTACTCTTGGTTTCCTCGTCAAACCTTTGCTGTATCACAGCCAGTCCTTTTTCTCCGATTTTGTATAGCGTGCAACTGTTGTAAACGGAGTGATCGCAAATATAACGGCTGCCGTACATAGACAGATAGATTTCCGGTTTATCAAAATGGTATCTCATATGCATCACCAAAAAGAAAAGAGAAAGAGCCCTCGTCAGGACCCTCTCCCTTTTTGCTAATAATCTTATTTAATCTTCGTCAAATTCTCCGCAACTTCTTCTCTGGTAGGATACAAAGCTTCATATTCCTCATCGTCTTCCATTCCGTACCGTTCCAATTCTACGGAATGGCCGCATTCGAGGCATACCAATATATCTTCCCATTCATCCTCGAACTGCATTCTTGCTCCGCATTTACTGCAAATATACCTGCCAGTAAGTAATGCGTCCTTTTGCGCGTCGTTAAAAAAGCTCATTGCAAATTACCTCCTTGATACTGTGTGGCAATTTTAAGTATAACCGCCACCTTTGAATTATCAAGAGATAAAAAGCACTTTTACATCTCTCATAATAGCGGATGCGATTTTAACGGAGAAAAACGAAGAGGACGTGTAATATCCACGAACTCCTCGTTTCGGAACCATTTTACTTCTTGGTTGGTTTAAAACGGCTAAACAAACCTCTGAATGTCGTAGAGGTATAAGTTCCTTTCTCTTCGAACTTGAATCCCTTTCGCATCCAGAACGCGTAGAACATCAACGGCAGCACAAGCTCGGCGGCTGCAATACCAATTTTGACATACCGATCTTTGACATTCTCTTCAATCTGAGCAACCTTAAAGCCCTGATCGCTTTTACGATTCTGAGTTTTGTCCAGATACTCCATTGAAGTTTTGTCTTCATCGAGCTTCACCTTGTAAAGTTTCGCCAAGCTTTCCACTGCTGTAGAGTGTTTTTCGCTTCCTGGTTCGAGAGAAGCCAAGTTTTCGATTTCGTTCTTGATTTCCTCTTCCAACAAATTTTTAATTTCTTCGCCCATTTTGCATTTCTCCTTTCGTTTACTGGGTTCCATAAAAGGAAGTGTTATTTGTGCGGAATGAAGTCCTTAGCCTTGACTCTCAGCACGACATACTTCTTTGAAACCACAGCTTCAACCCGCTTCGATAATTCCAAAAATAAAAAAGGACCATCCGGATCTGAATGGTCGACTCGAAGTGTTCCGACTAAGAAAAGCCGAAATACGATACCCGTAAAAATGGCACCTACCAAAACGCCGAGAATAAAAATGATTACCAAGTTCATGTGCGTCCTCCTTTTAAAATGTTTTTCCAAATTTTCAACCCGGGGAATTTTTCAGATATCAATTTAACATGTTTTTCCGTCACCTGCGTACTGAATTCTAATCTAGGATAAAAAGAAAGAGCCTAAGTTTCCTTAGACTCAATCTATAAAATCAGTGCGTTTCGTGATACTTAATAACCTTTTCTGTTATGGCTGAGTATTCTTCCGGATAATATTGATGGATAAATTGTTGGCATTAAGTATTTCCATAGTCTTACACTCCTTTCATAAAGGAGCTTGTTATTCTTGCGAATCCTCATAGACGATTTTCTTCCTCAAGTCCGACCAGGTTATATAACGCTCTTTTCGGCACATCGGGCAATAAAACTTGCTTACCTTACCGCCTATGTCCGTCAGTTCGCTGCTTTCCGCCTCAAGCCTGCTCTGGCAGTTCGGGCAATTGAACCGATAGACCTTCTTAACAGCCACATCTACAATCTTCATCACATCACCCTCTTTCTTGGCTGAGCAGCCAGAAGAACCGTCTGTACAAGTCGTAATAAGTGTCCTTGCAGCATGGGATAGAGAATTTGATTCTCATGTAATCATAGGAAGCCCCTTCCGTCACACCTTTCAAAATATAACAGGAAAGTTCCTCGTCCGCTTCCTTGGCCATCCGTTCGATCATGTCCATCCGATTCGAGTAAAATAGCCTTGCCATCGCGCATTTAGCAACCGGATCGCTGATGTTATTTGTCCTGCCCGGCGATATCAATTTCGGCCAACTGCTCGGGAACCCATCCAGCATGGCATACGATTTCCGCCATATCGGATACTGTAGGCAGAAATGCTTCAGTTCGTAATACCGGTGTTTCTCAATCCAGTATTGGTTTTTCTCAGATACTTCAGGTCTTATCGTTGTGCTCATACCCGTTCACCTCGCCAGACATAACCCGTTTCCTGCCACAGTAACTTTGGAGAGATGTAAAAGTTGATTCGTCCGTATTTCGAATTCATCTCTTCCAGATTGGTGATAAGTTTTCCGTTCCTGGTTGCTTTACCGATGGGCAGCCACCCCGATATAATGCCGGCTCGAATCCATGAAGCGTCTTTCCCATAAACCCTCGCCGCTACAGCTACCGGCACTGAACCAGATGCAAATATAACTTCATCCATTGGCTTTTGCCTCCTTTCAATTGCTATTCTAGGTTAGAAACAGCTTTTAGTGAAAACAACTTAGGTGGAGACAGCCGCCATCGGATCATCGTCATTTCACAAGGGTAATCTTCAAAGCCAAGCGTTTCGCAGGTAATAAGCCCTTCCAAAACACCTATAATGATTTCTGCTTCGTACTGCTTGTATGGAAATATAAAGTCCGGAAGTTCCCGATGCATAGCGCTGCATTTTTGGCATCGGAACCTTCGAATATCTACTTTGTTTTTGACGCCGTATTTCGCCCGTACAATTCTTTTCACGGTATCGTAATATTTCAACTGTCCGCCGCATTTAGGGCAGGTTGATTTTCTGTCACTAATCATATATTCCACCTTCCCTCCGCAAGTGGTTTACAAGAGAGAGCCGCGCCAACGTACGAGTACGAATTGGACGGCGCAAGGGTCTGATCAGAGCAGAACGGACCGCAGTGAAGGCCATAGTTCCAGCCGCCGCCGACAATCGCATACATTGTGCCGGAATTGTTTTTAAGTGTAGGAGTTGACAATTCCTATACTTATGATATATGATTACTAATAGCAAATCAATGGAAAGGTGGTCTCTATGCTTATAAAATGTCCGGAGTGCGAATTGCAAGTAAGTGATAAAGCTGTTTCCTGTCCGCATTGCGGATACCCGATGCAGCCAAGCGCCAAATCAAGAAAGCCTCGAAACAAAAACAACAAACGACGCCGTTTACCAAATGGGTTCGGACAGATCAGCGAGATTAAAAACCGTAATCTCCGTAATCCTTTCAGGGCGATGGTGAGCGTAGGAAAAGCAGAAAACGGACGACCGATATGTAAACCCCTGAAGCCGGAATCCTATTTTCCTACCTACAATGACGCTTATGCCGCTCTCGTGGAATATAACAAGAACCCATACGATCTTGAGCCGTCTCTTACTGTCAAAGAATTGTACGAACGGTGGAAATCGGAATACTTGAAAACTCTGAAGAACGAAGCGAGCGGCAGAGCAGTAGAATCCGCATGGGGATATTGTTCGTCCGTATACGGCATGAGAGTAATTGATGTCAGGGCACGTCATATAAAAGGCTGCATGGAAGAAGGAGTATCTGTAGTACGGGGAAAAGAGCAAACCCCAAGTGCGTCAATGAAGAACAAGATTAAATCTCTGTTTAACTTAATGCTTGATTACGCTTTGGAGTATGAATTGGTAGACCGCAACTACTCGAGAACGTTTAATCTAACCGAGGAAACCATCAAAGAAATTGTAACGGTAAAGAAAGAACATATACCGTTCACACAAGAAGAGATGGAATTGCTCTGGCAGCATGTAGATGATAAAATGTATGTGGACGTTATCCTGATTCAGTGCTATTCCGGATGGAGACCACAGGAAATTGGTTTGCTGGAATTGAAAGATGTGGATCTTGAAAATGGTACATTTAGCGGAGGAATGAAAACAGATGCAGGTATCAATCGTGTCGTTCCTATCCATTCAAAAATAAGGCACTTGGTAGAACGGCACTATAAAGAGGCTCAGAACATGGGAAGCATATACCTGTTTAATTACGCCAATCCAAGCAGCAGGATTAAGAATACGGTCTTGACCTACAATAGATATCAAAAAGCATTTGGGATGATTCGGGATGAACTGAAACTCAATCCGGAGCATAGACCCCATGACGGGCGCAAGCACTTTGTCACCATGGCTAAAAAATATGGCGTTGATGAATACGCCATCAAGTATATGGTTGGGCATAAGATTTCTGATATAACCGAAAAGGTTTATACGCAGAGAGAATTTGAATGGTTGAAGGACGAAATAGAAAAAATAAAATAGCTTGTAATTTTTGCCTATAACAAAGAAAAAGCCTCCTCACAGCGGGACACCGGTTAGGGCATCCGAAGCCGCAAGGAGGTTCTCTTTTGTATAGGAATAAATATAATAGGAATAATGCAGGAATAATATATAAACTACCTACATTTCTCGACTTTTTCTCACATCTAATTGCTCTTAAAACCGCGTATTTACTGGGTTTTAGAAGTCGATAAATCGAGATAAGTTTCTATAGGAGAAACAAAAATGCCCGGAAATACCGGGTTTTTCGGCTCAAATGCAGGTATAGTGTAGGAATAAACCGAGACGTATACACTTTTTTCACTTTGTTCTGCCTTTTTCTAGCTACTCATTTTTATTCGTCTGTTTGATGATTTGGTTAATATAGGTGCTCAAACCAGCCATCAAAATTCCTTGTACAATCGCAGTAAAGGCAGCCATGGCAATTTCCTGACCATTTCCCAACGGAGACGTTGCCAGAACCCAGATTGCGCAAAGAAAGACACCCCCGACTCCCAGAATCACAGGGATGTATTTATCCTTAACCATCTGGGTTTGCTTCAAGCCCATACCGCAGAAGTAAAGTACGGCAGCTACAACAAGAAGCTCTGGTTTCACGTAATTCATAATCTGGTCCATAAATCGATTCCTCCTATTGATTTTCTTGAATATACGTTGATTTATGAATAGGTAGTTTATTGATTTCCTGCATAACTTTCTTTGCTGAGCCATTTCCTCCCATCTTTTCATAAGGCTTATAAAGATAGTCATGCAGATTCTCATATTCGTCTTGCGTTATCCATCCTCGTTCGATATAAGACATCCCCAGATATATAATCCTGTCATGAGCGAGACCGATTAACATCTGAGTCCTCACATCTTTTTTCTCGCTTCTTTTTTGGATATACGCCCAAAAACCAGAAGAAGCGACGACTGCGCATACAATCGTCGCTACCATCTGAAACCAAGGTTCCATTTTAGTATCCTCCATATCTATTTGATTTTATCGGTTATAATCATCTTTTTGTTGACGATTTTAATCGATTTTTCAAATAAATCCTCATAGAGACTTATCAAATTTTTCCTTTGCTTTTTGGATAGCAGCTTGTAATAATTTCCCATCCAACCACGGAACATATTTTCTATGTTTTCATATGGAATCTCTTTATCCTTTGCTTTGACTGAAAGCTTTTTAATTTTTCTGCGCATCGTAGTTACCCGTTTAGGATTGATCCGTTTGATTACTTTTCCTGCATCAGTGAGACTATATTTTATCTGCAAAAAATTATAAGGTCCTGAAATTTTTACAATTCGGGTTTTCTTCCTGTTAATATGAATCCCATATTCTTCTGCTATCCGATAAATATGATCTAATAAGTCAAATAGTTCCTCTTTGTCCGGATTCATAATATACCAATCATCCATGTATCTTCCATAAAATTTTTGCCTTCTAACGTATTTGACATAATTATCAATTCGATGCGGATAATACACTCCGATTACCTGCGATAATTGATCGCCAATATTAACCGATTTTTCCATCCATTTTTCGCCAGTTAATTTAGTTATTGGGATATTTCTGTAATCCAATTTGTTGAATATATCAGTCAGGCATGTAGCATATTCTTCATCGGTCATGTAAGATACATCAATTTTGAATCCATTAAAAATTGTGGTTAATAACCAATCGATGAATTCGTCGTTATTAAACAATTTTAGCAAATCTCTTTTAGCGACTTCGTGGATAATATTATCGTAAAATTTGGAAAAGTCCCCAAACAAGACCCAGCCTTTGTTTCCGTATAATTTGTAATATTTACGGAGATGGACTTCAAACCTGTCCCGCTGACGTGACAAACCTCGTCCTTTGATGGATGCGCAGTTATCGTAAATAATGTGCTTTTTTACTTCCGGAAGCAGAACTTCATCGCACAAAACATGACGGATAATTCGATCCCTAACCTGGATACTTGTAATGGGCCTCACACGGCCTCTTTCAAACAGCGTAAATTCTTGTGTTGGACCATTTTGAAGAGTCCTGTTCACAAGGTCATCTTGAATGGAAAAAATATGCCTCAGGAAATTCATGATGAATTTCTGAGTTGTTTCCTTCCACTTGCTTGCTTTAACAGAGGCCGTGTAAGCCCTGTACAAATTGTTGGCATCACAGACAATTTTTTCATAGTCCATAAATCATTCACCGTGATAGCAATAGTTACCTTAGTAAATTGCGTCCGGCTTTGCTATTTATCCATTCGGAAAGGACAATATCTCCTTCTCTGTTGGTTAGGCAGAGAATCCGGACGAACTCCATTAGAGTTCGAAGCGCTATTACAGTTCGTATTACCATTGCTGTTCGCATTAGCGAAGTTGGTCGAAGACGCAAACGCATAATTAGATATTACCCTTTTAATTGAGACTTGATTTGATTGTCCCGTTGACGCCACTTTTTTATCAAACCGATTTCTCGGTCGATGGCTTTTACATAGCGGCTGTAAAGATTTACATCAACTTCAAATATTTCAACAACTCGCTGTAGTTCTTTCAAAAGCTGCTCGCAGTTTACTATGGCTGTATTTTGATAGTCTCTTCTTTTCTCATATTCATGCAGCATAGTTGGATAGATAGAATTTGCTGCTCGAATATTGTTCGTCATCAAAGAAGCTAATTGATCTATCCGGGTTTTATAATTGTACATTAGATATCTATATTTGGAAAAATCTTCGGTGTCATCTTTTCCATAAGCATATCTCATACGGACAAACTGATCCAGATCCTTTACTCCAAAACTACGCTGCATTAGTTCGATCAGCATATTATGTAATTCTATAGAATAGACAATAGCTTCGAACTTAGATTCGCTTCGTTTGCTGACGAGGACACTCATTCGTAATTTTTATCCGTAATTTCCTTGAATTCTTCTTTTGTGATCCAGTTTTTCACAACCGCATCACGGACTCTATCCTCGTCCCATAGTTTTCTGCTGTAGAAACCTTTTACTTTAGTATAATTCTTGCTGTGTGCCATAATGATCTCCTTCCTTGCTTTTTTGTTTACAGATTTTTAAAGCTCAATATCGCTCATCATAGCGATATATTCGATGTCGGATTTGATTTTTGCCTGCTCTAATTCGTCTTCAGAAATATCACGGAGAACGAACCACGTTTTTCCTTCCACTACTGATACTTGAACAAGCTCCATATTTTCATGGATTTCTTCGGTAGTTCCGTCACTAACGATAACGGGAGAACAATTCATTTCAAACGTAGAAGCTTCGATATTTTCACCAGAAATGAAATTGTTCCCGTTCAAGGTTAAATTTTCGAGAACGGTTCCATCAGCAAGTGTAATTTTATAAATTTTATCTTCCATTTCGAGCATCCCTTTCGTCTATTTTTTATTTGTTATACCACAAATATCCGTCACCTGAGTACCGAATTTCTCATAGCGAATAAAAAAATGGCGGGGGCACAAGGCCCCCAGATGTAACTAACCAACCAGACCGAAGACCGGACGAACCCCAAGAGAGGTCGAAGCGCTAAAACAGTACGTATCACCATTGCCGCCCGCATCAGCGAAGTCGGTCGAAGACGCAACATCTCTCAACCATTGTGTTTGCCTGCTCGGATTGATGAATCTCGGATGAATACGCATTAAAGCTAACTGGCTCTTATTGATTGTGTGAATATATGGAATAAAAGAGCCATTACCAGAAGGAGCGAATACATAGCTACCGTACATCATAATTTCATTTGGCAGTTCAATTTTTGAGTCATACCACGAAGCTCCAGTGGGGTAGCCATTAGATACGGCATTTGTCAACCATTCCCTGTGGCTTAAAATATTGGCGGAGCCAAACGCAGCGTTCACAATGGTTTTTGCATTCTCCAGGTTCTCCTTATACATCTGTGAACCAATATAACCTCCAGTTGTAATATTGGTCTCATTCATCTTGGCATTATATAACACTGTATCCGGCATAATTACGAGATGATTTGTCGTGCAGGAAGTATCGCCGCAGTTAATCCAATAATTGATGTCGGCAATCCTCCAAATTCTATCTCCGATACTCCAATAGTCCCCGATAAAAAATCCTTTAAATGTACCATCTTTAATGGCAGCCTTTTGTGCTGATGTAAGAGCTGTGCCGAGATTTTTTCCACGAAAAATATTCCGGCGCTGCTCTGTGGACACAACAGAATCTAAAATCCCCCAAAAAGCATCATTTACCGTGATACCTTTGTTTCCATCCGTGGCGGCCAGAAGCAATCTATCATCTTTTGCAACCGAAGAAACTTGTGTGAGCTGGGAAATATCCATCTTGGACAAATAATCCTGAGATGAACTTACTGCTACGAGAGCCGCCAACAAATCCCGAGCTAAAATAGTCTTGGTCCCTCCATCTCCGTCTACCAACAGAACATTGTTGGCAACAAGCTGCGTTATTTTTTCGTAATCTGTGATTTTCATTGTTTTATCCGCCTTTCTTTTTTAATTTGTTGCAAATATCGCTCGACTAAAAATTGGATTCTCATTGCTGTCAAGAATCTGTTCTGTTGAATAGGAACGGCCGTTTAAGTTTTCGGATTCATTGTCCTTAACAAATCCATCATCAGAATCTAACACCGAATATAAACCTTGACGTGCATTATCCCTGAGACAATCAGACACTTGAAACTCTTCCGGAATCCCTTCTATAAACTTTGCCAACAAACCCGAATAGGTTCGGCCTTCAAGCGGATTCTCGTAATTGTCCATAAGAGGGGCCTTTTCCGAATCCATAATCGTTGACAAAAATACAAAAATATTATCAAACAATAGAATCGGCCTCCTTTATTTCGTGACAAATATGGTTTTTCCTCTGATAATACCGCCCTGGCTGTCAAGAATTTGATCTGTCCGATCCGCATCAGGTTTATTGGTATACAGCCATGTTCCTCCGTCGGTTAATATCTGATAAACGGTAAATTCGTTTATCAATCCGTCGAATGCCTGTTCAATCGCTGATAAACGGCGTTTTACATCTTCCAGCTCTTCGCAAAGATCAGCACTGTTTTCCACAACAAATACAACTCGTTTACCTTCTAGCGGTTCGCTGGTTCCATCCAAAATAGTTTCATCCGACGAATCGATAATCCCATCATGAATAGAGTGACTGGTTGTAAGTTCATTTTGAAATTCTTCAAGTTCGCCTACACGTCCGTCTAATTCAACGAGTTTATTTGCAAACGCGGAAATATCTTCACCATCGATAAGCTCTTTAATAGCGTCCCACCAGTCTCTAAAATCCCTGTCAATTGACGCTTTCCAATCAGTAAATTCTTTTGTACTGGCGTTTACATAACTGTAAAACCAGCTATCCCAAAGAGATTTCCAATTGGAATTTGCCTCCTGCATTTCGGAAGTCTGAGCGTCAAAGAACTCTTCCCACTGGTGCTCCCAATTGAGATACGCTTCCTGTATTTCAGATGTCTGGGCTTCGAACCACGTGCGCCACTGGGCTTTCCAGAAATCGCTATATTCTGTAAAGTCGTCTGTAACAAGTTTCTTCCAGTAAGCTAATTCCCTGCTGCTATTGTTGACGTAATCATAAAACCACTTTTGCCACATGTCTTTCCAATACTCAGCAGTATTTACAATTTCACTCGAATGAGTATTGTAGAACTCTTCCCACTGGTGCTCCCAATTGAGATACGCTTCCTGTATTTCAGATGTCTGGGCTTCGAACCACGTGCGCCACTGGGCTTTCCAGAAATCATTCGTTTGCTCCATATCCTCTGTTTGAGAACCATAGAACACATCCCATTGGTCTTTCCATTGCGCTATTAAATCGTCAATGGACATTTTTTCTAAAGGTGCTGTTACGAATGGGCATTCTGATGTTCCAACCGTGTTGGTGATATCAGCCTGACGGATAGAAGTGACCCCAGATTTAACGCGAATATATGCTAATGGGTATTGCCAACGCTCATTTGTTTTGACCATTGTTGGTTTCACAGGGCTGGTTGCGGGAGTGCCTTTAACAATTTTAATCGCATTGGCTCGGACTGATTCGCGTGCGTCCACTTCGAGGACAACCGCATCAATTCGATTTAGAATCACTTCCGATTGTGAAACCGTCAGCGGAAGTAGCGCGTCATTCAGTGTCCAAGTATGATTGAACCAAGCTCTTCCGATGCCGACATTCACCATCATTCCAGTGGATTCTTTTACCATCATTGCTGTCCCAACGTGTTGGAAAATACCATCGCGTATAATCCCATCGAAGATACTTGACATTTGAATCGCATCATATCTTCGGTCCTTATTTTTTGAATTATAAAACCCATATGTTACACTCATTTTTTCACCTCCTCTTATTCTACGGTAATAAACGTTGGATAAGAATCAAGGCCCTCTTTGCTTTGGGAACGGATAAATTCTGTTACACGAGCTTTTCCTTCAATCCCATATTCATTTACAATCTGGACTATATCTCCCAGGGAAAAGTCTTCACCATATTTATACATCCTCGTTGTTTCGACTTTCCCTTCAAAAGATTTCGTTAGGATATTTTCTGCCAGATTTTCCAGCCCCCTCTGAGAAAGCTGGGCATTATACTCCGTATCTGTCAAGGTACGGTCATCTACTGTCGAAGAAACATCCCGTGCATCGGTATATAGTTCCCTCCTGCTCAATCCTTTTCCGGCTCCTGATGAGCAGGCAACAGTTGTTGTCTTACGATCTACTCCTTCCCCTTCTCCAGCTACCAATGTGACCGTCTTCAAAGTCTTTTTTGATTCAAGATAGTTTGTACTGATAATATTATCAAACTTTGGAGAAAATACGATATACGGGTTTGCAAACTGATCGTAAGAACGGTCCGCACCAGAATAGAGCTTAAAGACGAATTTGTTATCATTGGACAACTTAATTCGAAAACCAATATTCTTGGAATCACACAGCTTTTTTATAGCATCGTACAGATTGTCCCCAGTAAACTGTGCTTCTACAGTTAAACCAGTAATTAACGGATCTGTAGACGCTTCAAAAACCAATTCAGAAACCTTACGGGAATTATCAGAAGGATTGATGATGTTTTCATCTAACAACTTTTTAATTCCATTTTGAAAATTACCGCTTAAAATTGTCTGTTTCCATATAATGCGTCTTTCCAATATGGATTCCAATGATCTTCCGGTAACAGTGAAATGGTTTCCATTCTCTGCGTCAGATTCAATTTTCCGATCCTCGATTATCATTGTCTGGTTAGATTCTTTCAGCCAAAGATAATAGTCGTCTTTTAATGTATTGAGAACAGAATCATTGATACTTGTGTACACTTCAAAGTCGCCATAAGCTGAATACCGTTCAGTCCATATAAGAGATTCAAATGTGTCAAGAACAGAAAGCATTTTTAGAGAAGAATCCAGAACAACCAATTCCACAATGTCAAACCCCCTCAAAGGCAGTCCTATTCTCAATCTTAAATTGTATATTTGTGATTCCTGTTTCAGCTACATAGGCAAAGATGTTATCACCTTTGGATAATTGGAACCAATCGGAATCTTTGTCCAAACAATTCAAGATATTGGTATAAATACCATTACGCAACAGTATAATGGATTTTTCTCCCTTGATCGTAGAAATGATGATTTCGTCTCCGGCAATCATTCCAGATCCGGTAAGCTGTTCCAGTTTATCCGTGTCAATACGCATGACTTCTCTCGTACCGGTATTGTAAATGGTAATATTCGAGACATCACCGATTGCATGGATCGTAATGACTACTCCTATCTCAGCGTCACCGGAATAGTACACTGTTTGTTCGGTTTCGTTTTTGATTTTTCCGAATTCGATCAACGGATCGGTAATGGATTCATTGGAAAACGCAAACTCAAAAAGCGGCTCTACTCCGTAAAAAATTGTGGTATTAACCCCGTCAGGACCCGCTGAGTAAAAATATGGGTCTGGACATACTATGGAAATCTGCGTCGTCTCATCTCTGCTGAAAATATCCGGCTCGTTTGATTCTACATACCCATAAGTTTCACATATCCGGTTATCTGTTTCGACCAGAAGAGATACTTTTTTCTTGATAGGGAAGTATTTGTAGGAATCATGCCTGGCATCTTCGATTTGCGGATTGAACATTAATTTTAGAGACATAACGATATTTCTGGAATTTACTCTCGCCGAATTGTATAATGAACCGTCATTCGTGGAGATTTCCGTCATGTTGACATCTGCTTTACTCGGGCCAAGACCGCTGATAGATTGAACGGCGAACCCGGATTCCTCCGGGAACGCCAATTCAAATCTTTTTGATTCGCCCAAGTAATTCGTCACAGTTACAGCTCTAATCATGTGTTACCCACCAGCCCTTTCATTGCCGAAAATTGGTTCTTCGTCTGCCGATAAATCTCAATTCTCGACAGAGCCTTAGGCGAATAATTGTTCTGCGTGAATTGATAAGTATTCCCATAAGCAGCATGTTCCTCGCTCATGGTTTCCACATCAGAAATGCGGTCGTTCATTCCCATACCGACAGACATCGCCCTATTTCTGCTGAACAGGGTATTCAGATGCATCGCTCCTGCCTCTACTGCCGAAAGATCAAGGACGGGACGGATTGTCGGCTGCACATCCATATCAGCATCTATATATTCTGAGATTTTGGAAATCACACGATTCAATCCGTCGATGGAAGCTTTGGCAATCTCACGTCCTGCTTTGCCAGCTTTGGAAACATTGTCGATCAATGCGTTTATAAAACCAACACCCGCAAAATCACCGATTCCATAAAAACGCTTGGAAGGGGAGTGTTCATCCAATTCCTCCTCCGCAGCTTCGGCAGCGGCTTCAGCCATGGCCCGTGCTGCTGCTTCTGCTTTCCATGTGTTTTCGCTGATACCGTCGCAAAATCCGTCAACCAAATAAGCACCCGCTGAATAAAATTGCTCGTAATAATCTTTAATTGCGGATACAGAATCACCCAATGTAGCTGTAAAGGCAATTTTAAGTTCACTTTCTTTACTTTTTACACCGGCTATGAATTTAACCATGCATTCCTTTCCGGCGGAAGTAAATTCCGGATACTTATTTTTAATAGCTGTCAAACAAGCACTGATGATCGTTGTAAAAGCCATACGAGCGTTACTATCCTGCGAACGGACACCTGCAATCAGCTTCACCATAGTTTGAGTTCCCGTAGATGTAAACTCGCCATATTTATTTCGTATAGCAGTTAAGCAGCCACTGATAATATTAGTAAAGGCTGTTTTAGAAGCATTGTCTTGTGAACGGACGCCCGTAATAAATTTGACCATCAACGTCGAACCACTAGCTTGAAACTCTCCGCTCTTTCCGTTAATGGCAGTCAACACAGCCTGAACCAATGACGTAAAGGTGGACGATAACTCGGATTTCTTTGCGTTTGCGCCTCTGATAAAGGATGAAAGCATACCCGACGCAGCAGCTACTACCTTGGATTCCGCATTATTGAACGAATCAATAAATCCAGTCACACCAGTTTCTCCAAGAGTAGTCAGTGCCGAACTAAAAGAGGTCATTCCGCTCGTATCTAATTCGGCCATGCCGTTCGCCATACTCACAAGGCGATTTGTTTGGGTAATAACGCCGGACAATAAAGCGGTGTCGATCCCGCTTATACTATCGTAATAGCGCCTAAAGTTGGCTCCAAATGACGCCATGTCGCTTCCAAAACTGGAAAGCGTCATATCATCCGAAAACCATCCGCCTTCTTTCGGTAAGCTCTTTTGAAGCTCTACGATAGAAGTCGCCGCATTAGTAGTTGCTGTTACAATATTAGCATCAACATTCTTCATATAATCCGAATATTGCGCAAAATTTTGGCCGAAAGAAACGAGACTAGCGCCAAACGACGCAATATCGTTATCCCCTGTAAACCAACTGACTAAGCCACCTGTATTCGGTAATGTGTTTGCCAACTCGACTATCGATTTACCGGCCGTTGCAGAATTTGTAACCGCATCAGCATTGATCCCCGATATTGAATCGGAATAGGATTTCATCGCTTTGCCAAACGGTACCAACTTTTCTCCAAAAGTATCAATATCGTTCTCGCCAGCGAAGAATCCTACGACACCTCCACTATTTGGAACTGTATTTGCTAATTCTACTAAAGCTTTTCCCGCTGTCGCCGACTCTACAATAACATTGGCATCCAATCCTTTTACAGCCTTCGAGAATTTCATCATGGCTTCGCCAAAGGGGATAAGCTGTTCGCCAAACATATCCATATCGTTTTCACCGGCGAAAAATCCGACAACACCACCAGAATTAGGGATAGTAGTTGCCATTTCAGCCATAGCTTTGCCAGCAATGGAGGCGTTTGTGACAGCATCGGCGTCAAGTCCCCTCACTGCTGAAGCGAACCCCATCATGGCTTCTCCGAATGGTATGAGCTGAGCTCCAAACTCGTTCATATCATTTTCTCCCGCAAAGAAGCCGAGTACCCCTCCGGAATTAGGAAGAGTTGCGGCCATTTCAGCAAGGGTTCTTCCCGCAGTAGCTGCATTTGACACCAATTCCCCATCCATGCCAGCAATAGCAATGGAGAAATCCCGCATCGCTTCACCAAATGGTACAAGCTGGCTTGCAAAGTCGCTTAAGGAAGACCCGCCAGTAATCCAAGCTGTAAGTCCATCCAAAATATCAGCGGCGGTAAGAATGAGAATGGTTTCTGCTAACGCTTTTGCTCCATCCATCATAGAAGAGTCGATCCGGCTTGCCCCTTCTATAAACGGCTGCACATTAGTCATAAACGCAGATAGATCCGACCCAATCTTAGGAAATTGACTGGAAACACCGGACATGAAACCGCCGACAATTCCGCCAACAAATTGGCCGATGGCAGTACCTATGCCTTGGAGCAAATCTCCGCCTTCTCCTATGAGCCATTTTAAGCCTGGGATTTGCGCTAAAGCCCCAACTGCCGCCAACACAAGAGCGAGTTCGGCAATAACTGCGCCCATACCAAGAACGCCAAGCATAGCTCCGGGAACCAGAGATGCAACGGCGCTTAAGGCAAGCATGATTGCTGAAAGTAAACCGATTCCGGCGATACCTTTGATGAGGACATTTACATCAATATCGCTCAAAGCATCAATTACTCCGTCAAAAAACGCCATGAGCAATTCAACGCCCGCCTTAATAAGCTCTGGGAGTTTTGCTGTAAGGGCTTGAATAACTCCGATTAAAATATCAAATAGTTGTTCCACAATAGTTGGCGTATGTTCTACCAAAGCTGACAATATACTGTCGAGCAGGACGAACAGTCCATCAACTACAGCGGGAACCGCTGTGGTAAGTGCATCAACTGCTGCTAATATCAATACTGTAACCGCCTCTGTTATAGCCGGCCCACCGTTCGCAATAACAGTAGCTAAGGATAGAAGCCCTTCTCCGATTGCTTCGAATATTAAAGGAATTAAACTTAGAATACTGGATACGGCGACAACCAAAGACGCAGCTCCAGCAGCCCCAGATACCGCAAGAGCCGAAAGTCCAGCAGAAAATGCTAAAATACCAGCTCCAGCAGCCAGACAGCCAACTCCAAGTACCGCAATAGCAGCTGAGAGAGCAAGAATAGCTGGCGACAAAGGCCCCAATACGGCTCCGGCCACCCCAAGAATTGTAAAGGAACCGGCTAAAGTGACCAATCCTTTTACGATACTTTCCAAAGACATAGAGCCTAAAGCTTTCAAAACAGGAGTAAATATGGCTAAAGCAGCAGAAACGGTAAGGACGGCTGCTGCGCCTGGAAGAGCCCCTTTCATAGCATTAAGCGCTACAACAAGAATTGTCATGGAACCTGCAAGTGTTATTAAACCTTTTGCAATTTCTTCTACGGACATTCCGCCCATACTGCGAACTGCTTCGCCGATAATAAGCAGTGCCGCGCCTACTTCCACCAAACCGGTTGCTTTAGAGATCATTCCTTTTGGGAGAAGTCGCATCGCTACAGTAACAGCCGCTAAAGAACCGGCCATTGTAGTAAGACCCTTGCCGATTTCATTCCAGGACAGGTTTCCCATTTTCTTTACTGCTTCTCCAAATATCACCATAGCAGCGCCAAGAATGGTCATTGCAGTAGCTGTAGCTATAACATTTTTAGCATTTGCTGTTAGCTTGGTAAATACCGCCAATTCCGTAAGAACTACAGCAATAGCAGACAATCCTTTAATTAAACTTGGGATATCCAACGCGCCAAAAGCGCCTACTGCATTAGCTAAAATATTGATGGATGCAGCAAGAAGAATAAGCCCGGTTCCTTTAAGAATACCCATTCCATCGAGATCGGTTACTTTTAGGAACAACGCCAGTTCGGCGCAAAGAACGCCAACGCCGATCAGACCTTTAGCCAAGGAAGAAATATCTAAAGCTCCGAGATCTTCTACAGCGTCCACCAGTATGCGAATTGCCGCTGCAAATATAACAAGACCAGTTGAGCTCTTAATCAAACCTCCGGAAGATTTAGAAAGTCCCTTTGCTGACACTACCAAAATCGCAGATAAACCGGCAACACCGGCTAATCCTTTGACCAGGCCGCCCCAATCAAGGCCGGATAATTTCTGAACTGCACCAGCTAGAATCAAAACTGCCGTTGACATTCCTATCATCGCGATAGTTAATTGCCCCATCCCTTTAATAGCTGCGCCGTTCATAACCTTTTCGAATATCGTCATTGAACCAAGAAGCTCAACGAACAATACGCTTAACGCCCCCAATGAAGTGTTAAGCTTTTCCGAATCGACCAGAGATAGAGCAATAATAGCGGCTGTCAAAATTGCCATGGCTCCTGCAATTTTCAAAAGCGTCCCGGCTTTTAAACTCGATTGCCATGCTTCAAGACTTCCTTTTACTCCGTCTAGAATATCCTTGAACGACCCTAAAATACCGCCGCCGTTTTCAGTAATTTCCGATAAAGAGTCAATAAATTTCTTAACTCCTAATAAAATCGCAGCGAAAAGTCCAGAATTAAATAAATCCAAAATAGGATCAAAGCTGGCAGTGTCAAAGGCTGTAAGAATTGCTTCGCCAATATTTGAAAAAGCGTTGGCTATGATAGAACCAAGTTTAGACAAAACAGGAGCGGCTTTTTCTATGATTTTTGCAATACCTTCGAAAGCCTTTTTTACTAAATCTCCCAATTTTACAAATGGTTCAAATCTTACCTTTACCTTATCTGTAAACTTCTCAAGCCCACTGGTGTCAATGTTTACAAATTCGCCAAACGCATCGGCAATTGCTTTTACAAAACTTTTTACTCCATCAGCAATCGGCTTTAAAAAATTCCCAATTCCTTCAATCGCCTTATTGAAAGCATCCGAGGATTTAATTGCTTCATCGATACCGACAATAAAATCACCTATATTGGCTGTGATTTCAAGAAATCCGTTTCCGGCTGGAGCTACATAACCTATTAAATCAGCAAATCCTCCAGCAAGAGCTTTGACGCCCTGAAAGCCAATATCAAATAGAGCGAATACTCCTTTGAATGTCCTCTTCAGGTTATTCGCTGTTTCTTCCCCTATTTTGAATTTTTCGGTGAGTTCCCGCAGACCTTCAGTAAATTCATATAACTGTTCTCCTGTTACCGGAGGGAAAATTTCTCTAAAGGCTTCTTTTAAAGGTGTTATAACACTCATCAAACCTTTAGCCGAATTCCAAAGGGCTTGAATCAGATTTTCACGACCGGACGGACGCAGAATCTTTTCTGTGAACTCGTCCATAGAGATAGAGCCGTCTCGAAGCCCGGCATCCAGATCTTCGATTTGCTTGACCATGTCTGAAGTATATCCGGCAGCTTTAAGCTCTTCTTCAGACATACTGCTCATCTTATCTTGAAGATTATAAACAGCTTCCGTAAGCGTTGACGAAGAAATAACGCCATCTTGCAATCCTTGTTTTAACGCATCCGAAAAATCGTCTGCGTCTTCAACCATTTTATCGAAAGCATCGCCATTTTTTCTTGCTACTTCTTCAATGGCTTCGATGTAGCCGGCTTCATCAGCAATGCCTTGATCTAATAGTTGCTTCCATCCAGAGCTTAAACCGCTGCTCAATACTGCGTTCCGTGCTTCGGCCGTTTTTCCGATCACACCGCCTATAGAGTCAGAAATTTCAGTCAGCAGTTCTTTTGCTTCTCCAAAATCACCAATTAAGATTTCCCATGTCTGAGTCCATCCAGATTGAGCGCTTTCTTTCAGGGTGTCCCATAACTGTGTGAAGGTTTTTACTTTGGTGGCCGCATCTTCAGCAGTCTTCGCCATCTGCACGATCTCTTTAGCCTGGGATTCGGAAAAACCCTGGGCAATTAAATCCGCCTCATCATAAGCTCCGGCAAATTGCTTTAAAGTCTCGGTCAGAACTTCTGTGGTTAGCCATCCTGTTTTTGTAAGGGATTCGCGGAACGAGCCATACATATTGATAGCTTCTTCCGCACCAGTTCCGAGTAGCTCTGATGTCCTAATAAGGGCATCCTGAAATACTTTTCCGCCCATTCCGGCATTTACGACAGAGTTCCAGTCCATAAGCTGAACCTTTCCAGCCGCCAATGCCTGTGAAAGCTGATACATTGCGGTAGATGCCTGTTGGGATGTTGAACCTGAAACAGCCGCCAGGTTAGCAATACCTTTAATAGAATCTACTGATGTCTGAAGATTTACACCCGCAGCCGTAAACGTACCAATATTACGAGTCATCTCTGTAAAATTGTATATTGTTTTATCGGCATAGGTGTTCAGCTCATCCAAGGCTCTATTTACCTGCTGAAGATTTGTTCCTTCATGCTGAGTATTTGCTAAAATGGTCTGGACAGCATTGATCTGGGTTTCATATTCTTGAAAACCGGTTTTAATAGGATCAATTGTCAAGGCTGAAATAATATTTTTCCCAGCGTTTAGAGCCGAATTTGTAATGTTCGCCAAAGCTGTAACAGCCATTACTTCTAAAGCTGAAAATTTCATCCTCACTGTTTCAACGGCATTAGTAAGCGGAGTCATGTTACAATTTTTAGCCGCAGTATTTACATCTTCCAGACCTTTGGATGCCCCTTTGAGGTTTAAGCCTTGTTTTAACTTATCCAGCGTCGATAAACTGGTTTGAACATTTTGCTCAAATTGTTTATTATCGAATCGCATTTCCACAACTCTTTCATCAATCGTCGTGCTCATGGCTTAGTAACCTCCCTCCACACGTTATTTGCAATTTTGTCAAAAATAGGCTGGATTGCAGGATTGATATAATCTCGCCCCTGAACCCAGCCGCCATTTCGAGTTCCATGACCGTATTGCACAATAATTGCGATAGGAACTTCATTTTGAATATTTGAGTTGTAAAAGGAAATTGTAACAGATCTTTTTTTGTTTTCTATCTTGTAGTACCAGGAATTCGCCGTTTGCCCCGTGTCCACAGGTGTCGCAGACGCAAGGGCGGCTACTCCCTCTTTGCCAAACTTGTCCAGATCTCCGACATGAACCGCTTCTTTCGCCCTTTCCAGAAAGCGGGTCAACTTGGAGAAGTCACCCTTTTGTCTGAAACTTATCATCGAATCATCCTTTTACAGAAGTTCGTTTACTCTTTTCTGAACAGCGTTGTGGTCATATCCGGCTGCCTGTAAACGGTTCTTGCGCTCTTGCCCATTTCCCCACAGGCCCTGAATGACTTCTCTGGCAAGCTCATCAACGCTCTTCTTAGTGGCAGAAGAAACGGCCGTTCCGCTCTTAGTGGTTACGTAAGTGTCGAAGCCCGCAGTTTTCAGTTTAGCAGCCATTGCATCCGCATTTTCCTTACTGCTGTAGGCTCCAACCTGAATCTTATAAAGATTGTCGACCTTGACCATGTAGGTATCAAAGCCAGCCGACTTTACCTTAGAAAGCATGGCGTCAGCGTTCGCTTTATTACCAAATGCTCCTGTCTGGACGTGGTATAATGTCGTTCCTTCCGACGGAGGAGCGGCCTGGTTTGATCCATTGAGTTTTGCATTTACTTCATTTGCGATCTGTCCAAGACGATTATAAATATAATCTCCAGGGCAAGCTTTATTGGCAAACCACCTATGCACGGTCATATTTTGTTTATCCGGTTGCCCGATAAGCGATTTATCACCTTTCCATTTGAGTTCTTTAATGCCGTTTCTTTTGCATATGTCCGTACAAAGCTCAACCAGAGAGGCATAGACTTTATCGTTAATCGCATAAGGATGCGTAGTGTCGCTGGCACATTCAATAGTAATTGCCCGATTATCATTCGCCGCATTTGAAGAACACCACGAACGATCCTTCTCTTCTACATACATCCCAACACGGCCGTCTGCTCCGATGCCATAATTAGAAGATGCCTGCCGTGAAACCGGTGCGAATACATTTCCTAATGTTTCCACAGAACACTGCCCAACAACGCAATGGATTGTGATTGTGTCAATTACATGATTGCGTGGGCTATTTTTGTTTGGACTGATTTTTGTATAACTCACAAGAGAACTATTACTCATAATAATCACCCTTTCGTATTCCATTGTTTTCTGCGAGCTGCATTCAATGCTGCATTCCGTTTAATGATTTCTCTGCGGCTGTATTTTTTAGGCGGTTTACTTTTAACATCGCAAACTTTTATCAAAGCAAAAAGCCTGTTAAGATGCCATTTCTGGCATTCGAAAGGAATATTTAAAGCAATCATCCAATAGTAAATGAGTTCAGATGTAATCTGCTCTTTGTTTCCAGAACTCTTTTTTTCCTCAAAAAATCGAGTAGCCGACATTGGAAGCTCTATGTACCTGTTGATTTCGTTAATGTTTCCGTTCGTCAAGTAATTGTATACTTTCGGATTTACGTTCTGAGTAAGGGTCATACATTTTACGTAATCTATAGTTTCTTCCAATGTTTTTTCCGATTTTGTTAAAAATGGTTTATTCCACCGAGATTCCCATTTTGAAAGAGAAACAAGAGAATGCTCCAGTTGCAGATCTTGCGAATTTGTATAGATGAACTCTTGTTTCGCTTCATCCCATAATTCAGTGGATGGTATCGTGATTCGGAGCATCTCCCACTCTCTCCTTAGATGTTATGCATTCTCAGAAACGGTTGCTGTAATCGAAGAACGGTTGATAGACATAACAGCATTAACAAAATCCGCCGCAGCACGGTCGTTAGTAACAAGTTCCTCAAACAGAACTTCATATGCGGGAGTCTCCATAAACGACTTAGAGATTTCTTCTGATTTCATGAAACGGCGGCCATCTTCACTCTTGATACCATATGCTTTAGAAATAAGTTCTTCAAAAAACTCCATGATTTGCCCACCATCCAAATTTGCGGCAATGCTTTTAAGCTGAACATCATATCCGCCTTTTACACTCGTCTGCATCTTTACAATTTCCGGCTTGGACAAGTTAAAGTAGAAATCTTCTTTTCTTTCAACGCCATTCAGATCCGTATAAGAAATTGTCTTTTTAAGCATAATTTTTCTCCTTTCAAATAAAAAAAAGAAGCCCCACGCGTCAAACATGAGGCTTCCCGAAAAATATTAGGTTTCCAAATTCAATCCAGAAAGATTATATGTCTTCGTGGATACTTCTTCGTTATTTGTGGCCGTAACCTTGATGCTCTGCGTGTCCTTATTCTTGATAAGGAGTACAATGTTCATGTCATCATCAAGAGCAACCGGGCCTTTGGTACCGCCCACGAGCTCAACTTTAACATCGGAAACGACCGGCTTCGTTTCAATCTTGAGAGCCAAGTAATTTCCTTCCTGGTCAGACAAAATGCTGCTGAATCCTGTATAACCAGTAACATGTTTCAGAGTGCCTGTTATTTTATCATCGATTACAACCACGTTTGTCTGTAAATCCTTTACGAATTTTCCAAACAAAAGAGCCTCTCCGTCTTCAGGCTTAACGGAAAGGCTAATTAAGGGTTTTCCTTTGTCATGATCTCGATGACTTCATCGGGAAGAGGCAATCTGGGCTCCACACCATCATCTTCAAGCTCGGTGGGATCTTTACCATATAAGATTTCTTCCAAATTTGCCAGATTCTTGGCATCAACCTTGGTAGAATCGAATGTAAGAATTGCTGTTGGCTTAATCCTGTTACCTTCGATCAATTTTGTGATTTCCACAGGGGTTGTGCTGAATTCCCAAGAGAGTGCGATCGGCTCGGGGCTATCATTTTTAGTTTGATAGCCTTTCTCGGAAGGGGAGGCCAAACAACCGTAGACCAGATGAAGCTTATAGCCATAGTCATCAGAATCCACATCGTTCCCCAGGATAGTTCGATAGGAAAGCCCAAAAATCTTTCTGCGCTGTTGTCCTGCAAACACACCAGGGGCAATTTCAACGGAACCGTCGCATTCTGCGAATTCATCCGGATAAGTATACGCCTCAATTGTGCCGCCAAAATCCTCTGCGGACATCAGATTCAGGTATTTAGTATTATCGGCATAAACCGGAGAGGGTTCTGCTCCGGAAGGGCTTTCTGTTACCGCGCTCAAGCCGTTCCAAGCAACACCTTTATTGTACTTTCCGCCCGCCTGAATCGGGTAAAGAACGCCATGATCGCAGCCTGTTTCATAAAGGCGTTCGCCGACTTTATCCCAAACAAGTCTACTCATTGAAATATTCCTCCAATCTCAGAAATACATATTAAAAATGTAGTGATTTAAGTTATCGTTTTTAAAATGCCGGTCAAACCGGCTCATTGGTAATTCCAATATTTTTCTTACCAAATCCGTATCCGGATTCTTATCGATAACTGTAACTGAATACCGACGATTAAACAAATATACCCCGTCATTTGCATATGTCTTTTCGATATTATCCAGACTATATACAATGGCGGGGTAATTCATCTTGACTGACTCGGGAGGCTGGTAATACACATTTCGGCTTCCCAGAAGATCTTCCAGCAAAGCCTGTAGATCTAGTCTATTCGCCATTGTATACCCCTCCTATAGTCAGTATTAGTCTAGGGTACTGAACTTCGACGCTTTCTATCTTCCATTTAGCACCCATAAACCCAACGTACTTCATCAAGTGAAAATTCTCGCGAGCAAATGGATCGGCCAGAATACTAATCTCATTCGAAACATTGATATTATCGTTGAGTTTGTCGGCTGTCTGAAGCCTGCGGGTATTTCTGACAAGTTCGCCGAAATACATGTGCTCGGAGATATGATCTTCCCATACGCCGGGGGTCGTTTCTTCAGTAACAGCATAGCCGATTGGTCCATAAAACTTCGCCATTTTGAATTTTCACCCCTTTAGCCAGCGGAATGCTCCTTGGAATACAGAGTAGTCGCAGCAGAAGCGGACGCAGAAACAGCAGTCGCAAAGGTTACGGAAACACTGCCGCCAGACTCTTCCTTGAAGAACAGCGGCGTGTAATACGTACCGTTGTAGCTGATGATTACCCCCTTCTTGCACAGATCGAGAAGAGTATCCTTATCAACTTTGTTCGCTTCCGAACACTTGCTGTCTGTGTACAGATAATTGTCAGACGCCTTACCGTAGAGAACAACGTTTTTCACATACTTCTCTTCAGCATCAGCGTAAACAACAGTCATATTATTCATTGATTAGTCCTCCTTGTTATTTTTTGTTGTAAATTTTAACCGGCAGTGCTCAATTCGAGAGCGATAGCGGAATAAGGCTTGATAAGAGCGCCGGAGCAACGGGTCTCAATCAGATACTTCTGCTGGTTGTAGTCGATATCGAAATCATCGAACATGTTCACAGCGCCGCCGCGATCCGCGCCGACATTGTAATCCGCCAGATTAACGATAATGCCCATCAGAGCGCCGCCGTTCTTGCCGTTTACACCCTCCATAACCGGAATGGTCACAATCTCCTTAACGCGGAGCTTCTTTGCAAGCTGAGCGACATCGGTGTAGAGATCGCGGCCGGTAGTATCAGTCAGGAGCAGGCAGTCAGTAAGAATGTCTTCAGTGGTGTACAGAGTAGGCTGACCAGAACCCTTATAGTTTTTGCGGGCCTTGATAGCGGTGCGAATAAACTCGCGGGCCTTGTCATCCTCAGTAGCGGAAGACTGGACGCTGACGGCAGCCTGAATGGTATACAGTTCCTCGTCCTTGAGAATAGGACGGATGTTCTGCTCATTGATCTTGTCGTCGCTGGAAGCAAGACGGCCGTCGCCAATCAGATAAGCGCGAGCCAGCTCTTCGTCCAGCATCATGCGCATTTCAGATTTCAGCCACGCCACAACATCGAAATCGGTGATATCAACGACATCGTCGCGATCCATCTTCTGCTTTTTGTAAACGGTGGTCGGGGTAGTAGTGCGTTTCAGAAGACCAAAGACCTCTTCCTTCTTCAGCTTGCCCTTGAAATAACCCTTTGCGCGGGCGTCGTCCTCGGTGATATCGGCAAAGACGGACTTAATGCGGGAGAATGGAGTATGATGCACACCGCTCATAACCTTCTTTACCCATCCGGTATCACGCTGAATAAATTCGGGAGTGTTGGTCAAAGTCTGGGCATCAGGGAACAGATAGTCCACATTGTCAATGCCGTGGGCAAGCACACTATCCTTCAGGCTGCCGTATCGCTTAATATCGCCAAAGATCGTGGAAATCTCTTCGCTGGATACCTCAGACCCATCGGAATGAACGAGATCATTCTCCTTCTGACGGTCATCCTTATCAAACACGTTATGTTTCATAGTATTAGTTCCTCCTTTAGAATCGTCATCGTTATTGTCTTCAGACTCGGGGTCAGATTCCCCTTGGTCATCCATAGCCTGACCGATCAAAGCGTACATAACGTTTTTCTGCTCTTCGGTCATGCTGTTGATTACATCAGCGACGGTTTTCTCCTCATCGGAATCACTCTTCTTTTCAGGAGTTTCTTTCTTTTCACCGTCATCCTCCTTGTCTTCCTGCTTATTAGCATCGGAATGCGACAGATAGAGCGGCATACCTGTATAGATGATCGCTTCGTCATCCGAGTCTTCGCCGTGCTTGAGCATAGAATCGATAAAAGCGCCAGGATTTGCACCGGCATGAACCAGACTTACTTCACGAATCTCTCCATGAAGAACGTCGCACCCTCTCTGCTGAAGCTGATTGGCGTAGATAGACAACGCACAAATGTCCCCATGCTTAACAAGAATCTTTCCAATCTCGCCGGATTCGGAATCGTTGAAAAAGCCATAGGTATAAACACCTTCCGGACGATTTTCCAGCCATGCATGACCAAGCACATTGCGTGGGTCATTGTGCTGATGATTCCATACGAGAGGGACCTTGATTCCATCATCATGTTTGAATGCGTCTCTACGAATCACTCTTCCGTCAGAGCATTTAAGGTCGTTTCTGGTTGCCCATCCGCTGAAATCGCAGGCTTCAGGTTGAAATGCTCTTTCCATTTTGAATTTCCTCCTTGTTTCGTTTTTGTTTTAGAGACCCTTACTTTTGAAACTACTCTGTTTCCATGTTTTCGTCTTCGACAGGCGGGTTGGGTTCCGACTCTGACTCGCTCGGGGCGCTGAGGTTTTTATTCCTAAGCTCGTCCGCTCTCGGGTCATCCGAAGGTTTCATGCCGATAACCTGTCGAATTTCATTCGATGTCATAATTTCGTTTCGAGTAAACTTATCAGCAATTTCAGCGATATCGTTGACAGGAACGAGTTTAAACGGGTCTCTAAAGAACGAAATCGACTGGGATTGTGATCGGGCGGTTTTTGTTAGAAACTTTCGTTTCATTTCGTCAACAATAGCTGAAATAATAGGCTCAATCGTTCGGTTATTGTAGTTCAGCATCGTTTTCTCGTCTGCTGTACCATCCAATATGCTTTGAGTGATACCTAACTGGCTGTATAGCATACTCGTTAAATATTCAATCTGAGACATAAGGTTGTTATTGACGGAACGATTTAACTGTGTAATACGCTCGGTACCGTCGGCATAAGCAATACCGTATTTAGTACCGGACAACTGAGCTTCAATATCTTTTCGCCTATTTTCGGCCTGTTGGCGCCTTGCTTCCGTCTTGATGACGTAGGGTAATTGGATAATCAGGTCTAATTTTCCAGAACCGCTCTGTTCATCAATGACGTCAAGTAGGTTAAGTTTTCGAATAAGCCGCTGCATGGTAGAGTTAGGCTCATTCACGACTGCGTACAGCGGATTTTCAACAATAGCTACTATACTTTTTGGTACCAGTATGTTTTCTTTTGTCCCGGTCCGCTCATTATAAAGGCGAACTCTAACATTCTGCGGGTACCAATCTAAAATTTTACCGACTCGCATGGTTTGGATGTCATATGAACCGGTAACGGTTGGGTCAGTAGTTGTATCAACGGGAACAATCGCCACGCATCCTTCGTCAAGCATAGATACAACAATATCTTGAACAAATGCTCTTGAAGTCTGGTCTATATTTGCTTCTAGAGTGAGGCAAGTATTCAAACCGTCTTCTATAACAGACAAGAAACGTCCGTTTTTATCCAGACGAACATGCTGAATATTTAAAGCCGCAACATCCAAAGCGATTCGATTATATACAGATGTAATAATCGATCTTTCGTTTCCTCTGGTAAGTCGTATGCGGTCTGGTCGTGAAGAGTACCTAGGACCCACATCACGATACTCAGTATACAGAGTGCCGGTAAACGCGTTCCATGCATGTTTCAGTCTGGAACCAAAAGACATCCCCATTTTGAATCATCACCTCCTTTTAATCAAAAGCATCGCGGTTAAGCTTATAAGCTATATAAGCGTCCATCATTGCAGCTACCGCATCGATTTTTTGCTCATATCGCTTTTTAAGCAATTTCCGGTTTCCGTTGGTATCTTCAAGGGTAATGCAGTTACCCATAGCAAAGGTCATAAGCTCCTCATCAAAGAGAAGCATTCGTTCCTCCGAAAGCTTTTTTAATTCGCCCAAAGGAACAGATTCGGTTTTAGCGCCTTGAATAACTTTCTCAATTCCGAATGGTCCATTTTCCGTTTCCCATCTTGCGATAAACTCCTTCGCATTGTATGGGTCAAACCCCAAACAACGAACATCGTATCCGCACTCTGATATGTGATTGTCTAGATCCTCATAAACCTCCATCATATCGAGTACCGCACCTTCCAAAACAATTAAACTGCCCTCAGCCATGAATTGATCGTACTTAAATCTCATAGCAGCAGGCAGTTTCATAAGAGTCATGGAAGTTATGTAGTTTCGGGTTTTTATTCCAAATGAACCGTTGGACAAAGGAAAGAGGAAAGCGAAAGCGCAGAAGTCATCGCCTTGTGAAAGGTCCACACCGAGAGAACACGGCATCTGCCAATAATCACGTTTTCGGTGAGGCAACGTTTCTTCATAAGTGAAGTAATAAGTGTAACCCTCCATAGGTAGACCAAATCGTTTAGCGAGAATATCGTTTCGTGCGGCGGGGGCTTTTTCGGCTCGTTCCACATCCAATTGATAAGTTTCATAACTTACCGTTTTTCCGAGATTGGGATTTGCTTTGATCCACATTTCGGGATCTCCGACTTCGTCAATAGAATCCAACTTATACCACCAAATGGAAACGTGTGGGTTAATGTATTCTCCTTTAAGGATGTCCATCAACTCCATTTTGATTGTATCGCCGCTTCCGTTACGAACGGTACCTTCGGAACTGATCGCCACAATGATGTAGTCGTTTACTTTTGAAGCGCCTTGCTCAATCGCGCCAATAACATCCTCTCGAATATCGCCGGAAAGCCATTCGTCAACGGTCGCCACTTTGATCTGCAAACCTTGAAGCTTGGCAATGCTCATCGGACGAATCTCTAATAGAGAACCGGTCAGAAAGTTCTCGACACCTTTTTTGGTGGACGCAAGTTTAGTGCGATTGGCTTTTGAGCCGGTAGTATTCTGTAAAGAACCTTCCGTCAGGAACTGGAACACCGGTCCGCGAGAACGCGTTATTGCAGTACGCAAAGGAGACATAACTTCTTCCGCCTGCTTCATGGTCGGCGCCGTAGTGATTTGATGCGTTGTGGAAGTGTCAACGTTGAGAAAGTATCCCTGTAGCGTAGAAGCGTACATTGATTTTGCAGCGCCTCTGGCTACGATAAGATACTGTTTATTGATAAGACGCTTCTTGACGTTCTTCCGAACGTAATGTCCGCCGTGGCCGTCTGGATTTGGCTGGTATACGCTTCGTTCGACAAAGTAATACCATCCAAAAATCTGTTCGCCCCATAGCTTGAATGTATCCAGCAAAGAAAGATCGGACCCATCAGTAAGAGTCAACTCCGCTTCGCAATAGGCGATCCATCCCTCAACCGCCTGGTCGTCATAGTAAACGCCGGGGTTGGCAATAAGGTCGTCGATGCGATTCATCTCCATGGAGATTTCTTTGTTTACCGGGATTTCTCCTCGAAGAACGGCATCACGAAACATGCCGTAATATTTGGGGACGGCAGTGTTTGATAATGCCATAAAGTTTTATATCTCCTTCTATTTTTTTGTCATGCTAACAAGGATCTTCTTGACTTTATCGTAATTGTTGTACAATGTTATCGCCGTAGTGGTAGCAGTTGCTATGCCAGTCGCAGCTTTCAATGTTTTAGAAACAAAAATTCTTCCACGATTAACATCAACACTAGCTATTTGTCTATACTGCTTCTCCATCTGTAGTCGATTAAGACGGATTCGAAGTTCTGTATCGCTCATATTTTTAACACTTTTAACGCTATGAGCCTTTTTATAATCATCATGACTGGGTTCCTCAGAACTTCTATATAGAGCTCTTAGCTTCCCAGCAGCAGTTCGAGAGCCGTCTTTATTCTGGAATCTCCTAACGCCCCATTTCATTCCTTTGATACCATGATGAGAAAGCGAAGTATTATCCATTTTGAATTTCTCCTTTCTATGCTGGTTTCGGGTCGACAGAAACATTAATCCTCCACTCAAGCTCGCTTATCTGTCTGTTGATAGACTCGATAACTGCTGAACTAAGCGGAGGATCAAAGGCCAACCGAACCTTTAGATAAATGTAGGTTTTAACAAACTCAAGACAGAAATCATCTTGCAGAAATTCAGACCATTCGGCGCTGTCATCTTCGATACGGAATCCCTCAGCAGGACCGACACCAAGTTGAGTAAGAACAGAAAACACCGAATTGATATGCATGATGATATCCTGGTCAAAGTGCTTGTATTCTTCTGTAATTCCGAGCAGCTTTTTAATCGATGTTAGTATGCTGTCCATATCGAATTACCTCACTCTCTAACGGCAATGAATTTCTTCATGCAAAAGCCTTCGATACCGGCAACTGTACAGACCGCGTACCAATCATCATTGGAATTTACCATGTCGATTTTCAGCTCGTCGAGAGCCTTTGCTTCCGCAATTACATCTGAATCGACAGAAGCTTTTTCTCGAATATTCAGCGACAGACAATTAACCACTACGCCAGTAAGACCGTCGCAGATATCCTTGCCGTCTCCGGAAACCCCGTCTGGATTTTCCATATCGACATCTTCATACATCGTGCTCATAAAATATACTCCTTTCAATTTTTTCGCCAAGGACAAGTATCGTTGCGGCTCCTTTGAACCGGTTTTAAGATAAGGATACTTTCGTCTCCGTAGTGAATAGCGTTATGCGTTTTTAGCTGCGTGCATATCACATTTTCCAAATCAAAGGCACAAGGATTTCGATTTATGATATCCTCATAAGTAATCGGATTGATGTGGTGTATTAGTACCGGTCCAAATATTTCATGGCTGGCAATTCCCAAATCGCACCCATTATCTCGAATGATAACGTCGTCTCTAAAACTCAGCCATTCGCTGGAATGATAAAATTCTTGATTAAGCCACCTTTGAAAACCGAAAGTAGCTTCGCCGATTTTCCCATCCAACTTCAGATAACGGAATCGTTCCTCAAAGGTCGGAAGAGATATCAGTTCCGAATAAGTTCTAACACTCATCTTCATCGCTCCCGGCACCAGAATAATGACGCATAGCGTTAAGAGCATTGGTGTAGAGTTCATCGACACGTTTTGCGGATTGAAGGTTTTGTGTTTTAGCCTCGATAAGCTCTTTCTGCTTCTCAAGAATTTCCTTTTCTATCTTTTCCTTAGTCGAACCAAGTTTCAGATAATGAGTAATAACCTGAGAAGAAGCAGTTCCCTCTCTTAACTGCTTTTCAGCAAGATCAACAGCCAAAGAAACCAACTGGTTTTCTCTAGCCTCCGGAGATAAAGCCGGTCTCATCTTTCTTGACGACTCAGAAGAGCTTGCAGCTTTACCTTTTGGCATCCTTACTGCCTCCTCTCTGTCAGTTGATATATACTTATAAAGGGATTACGACTAATTTTGTATGAGTTTTAATACAGTGTTTGAGTGAACTTACAGAGCTGGTTCCCATCAATCACCGAAAGGAGAAAAGAAATATGAAAGGAGAATTATCCATGACACATGCCCAACCCTGTAAGCTCGCTCAAACACTGTACAAACCCGAAAAGCGAATCCCAAAATTAACCCCCGGGGATTTTTTGAAGACCGCCGCGATGTGGGAGGGGGTGCGATTTTCACGAGACCCCCTATACCCACAAGGCAGTAGTCCGGACGATTCCATGTGGTTGAACTTTCTGAAAAAATTTCTTTTCACAATTGAACCAAAGATAGAAATGGAAAGAAGAAACGGCTTGATGTCCGATAATACATGCCGCATATCGTTTATTCAAGTCGTTACAGAAGTTCTTTTCACTTTTTTGTAAATGTTCATGAAATCGTATTTGATGATTTCATCAATTGCTCTTTCAATTTCTTCTTCATTCTCTTCATCTGAGAATTGTTCTGAAGTCTTTGCAATTCGAGCAAGATACGAACAAGTATTGTAACCTTTTCCTACATCGAACAAGAACCAATCGGAGAACCGTTCAAACGGATCAAAAGGATTGTCGATTGTTGTAAGCCTGCACAAACCGTTCATACTTGGTCACTCCTTTCATTCCAAATAGTTTGCTACGGTGCTTGTAGAAATTCTCAAAGCCTCAGCGATTTCAGATGTGCTATAACCAGAAGCATTCATAAATACAATCTTTTGTATTTTAGCCTTGCTTAACGTAGTAGTTGCTCTAGGCATGGCACGTTGCCGCAATACGTCAATATCGGCATTATCTATGATCTGGCGCAATTTGTTTTCGCTGATAGCCCCAGCCTGGATTGCTTCCCATTCACGGTCTGTTATTTTAATGGTCTCTTTTTTTGCGCCAACCGCTGAACGGGCTTGTGTAAGAGCCTGCTGACTGGCCTTCTTGATTTCACCGCTTGTCATGCCAGGATTATCCTGTTTCTTGGCGGCTACTACCGCATTAGCCATGGTCTGTGCCTGTCTCTCCCTAGGGGCGTTCTTTAACGCAACATTGAGCTTGGCAGTCAGAGAATCGACCTCGGCCTGGTAAGTTTCTTTGGCAGAGGAGGAGTACGGAATCTTGCCAGTAGACAGCATTTCCAAACGCGCTTGGTTAGCTAGGGCCTTCATTTTATTAGCATAATTTGCATAAGCTCTCTCTATCGGGGAATCCACATCGGACACAAGCGTGTAGGCATCCTTTGTTTCAGCCATCTTGGTACTGGGTTGTGTTCTAACCTTAGTCCTACCGGTCCTTTTATCTACATAAACGGGGTCGTCAACCGGTTTCCACACAAGTTCTCCGGTCTTTTCATCAATCTTGGGGCTGCCTTGTCTTTTAACCACCGATACCTCCGATTTTGCGCGGGAGATAAGAGTAGAAGCGCCCTCATGATAACGACCGTCTTCCACAGTACCCTGATATTTCTTCTTCAAAGAACTGATGCCATTGTCAATTTCACTCTGCTTGTAATCAAGCTTGTGTTTTTCAGCGTCAATAACCACCATTGAATGACGAACCGCTCTCGCAAGCTCTTCTCTGGTGGCTCCCTTAATGGTCATATCCGTAATCAGGTTCGAGATAACACCCATCTCTTTCTGGGTATCCCGCATCTGCTTAAAGGTTCCTTCTTTCTTTCCGCCGTATTCAAGCTTTGGGTCGAAATCTTTGATTAACTGCGGGGTGGAAGTAATCTTAACCTTGCTTCTTCCTGAATTGCACGGAATAACCATGACAGTATCTCCGTCAAAGTCGGCTCCGGAAAGACGCTCCGCCACCTTGCTGTTAATACCGATGGCGTCTTTGGGAGTAGTGCCGAGAACCCTTCTTGCTTCCGCCTGTTTGTTGTTGACGGTAAGAATCGGAATTTCAAATGTTCCGCCATGGGGGTAACGGACCAAAGCGACGGTTTCACCATTCTTATAGTTCGGTGCATAGACCTCATTATCTTTCATCGATGTAATCGGCAGGATGACTTGATACTTCTGGCGTGGGAGAGCAGCCGCTTGCAGATGAACAGCGTCATAATCGCAGCTATCGGCAAAAGATTTAAGAAGAGATTTTTTGATAGTTGGATTTACTAAAGAACAAATATCGTCGAACTCTGCCATCTTATCGCTTATTGCTAAGCCAAGCTGTTTGTCTACCAGATACTTTGGCTGTTTGGAAAGAAACTGTGAAGGAAGTTTATCCGCCCATTCGCCCCAATCGCCTTCTTCGGCTCTTTTGTTGATGAGCGAAAGCGACTGCTTCTTTCCTGTTACTGGATCAGTGTACTTTCCATTTGGATCATCATAATAGCTCTGTCCTCCGCGTTCTTTAATTGCCGAACCAAATGGATTATCCGGGTCATCCTTGATTTTCTTCAGCACATCTTCCGTCGGAGTTCCTCTCTTTTTATTAGTATTAAAGCGAACATCAACACCATCAGGAAGGTCATCGGAATAAACAGCCATCCCCTTAAGATAATGTGTTCCATCCACAAGGATTCGAACCTGTGCATAATGAGCGTCGCCAAGAGAAAGGTCATCCACGCCTCTTCGAAGCTCGATAACTCCATCTTTCTGAATCCCGCCATCTTCCGCATAACGAATTTGGAGCCGCTTGGAATCCATACTGGATGGGTATTCAAACGCCTTTCTGAAAGACTCGCCTTCATCATAAGAGATGTAGTCTCTCACAGAATGAACGTTTTCAAAATTATAAATCTCTTTATGTTCTGTTCCTGGAGGGCAGACGACTTTAATGTTGGTCTGCTTTCCGGGGTTCGTAACCTGCGGAACACCACCTCCATAAACGGGATACCCTTCCATCTCCAAAATATAAAGAGCTTGGTTCAGCTTTTCTTTAGAGATACCAAGTTCTCGCTCAACGCCAGTACCAACGTCTATCATTCCTTTTTCCGCAATCTGCTTTTTCAGGAATTCAGCCGTGGTTTTAGCCTGGTTCATGCGGGCCTCAGATGATTCGTTTAAAAGAGAACGAACAGAAGAGTCATTAGCAAACCCCATCTTTTCAGCAATTTCATTCAAGCTATATCCTTTTTCCCGAAGCGCCTTAGCCGTTGAAACATCGGCAGATCTTCTTTCGTCTTTTGCCAAACTCACCTGTGTTCTGAACTGTGTCGTGCTCAGACCCATAGATTTAGCAATGGCCACTTCACCGGTATAGGTTTTTCCATCTTTATCGGTGAAAGTGAATCCGGATTTCTTCATCTCTTCCACTCGCGACAGAAAATCCCCGCTGTGCTGATAAGGGTTATCTCCAGAACCCCAAGGATAACGACCGGAACGTCTTGGCATTCCGTAGTGCATCAGCATTTCCTCCACAAAGGAATTCATGGTTTAACCCTCCTGTTCTTTGATTTTTCGAATCACCTTATCAAAGGTAACGATTTTATCCATAATCGGAACTATGTCTTCCGCTGTCGGTTCATCGTACAGAATTTCATTATTTTGATACAAACGAAGTTCTATATCAATGTCAGCAGGTTTTACTTTGTACTCCAAACAAAAAAGAGCAGCGTATATTTTAAGCTGCTCCATATGCGCCGGAATAGCTCCGGTCTTTAAATCATGAATACGAAGGAACCGGTTTCGAAACATGATAGTGTCAGCAGTGCCAAAACAATTTTCCGAGTAAAACAGAATTTGCTCTGGTATCATTTTGAAACCGATCGCGTCGTTGACATACATGTTCAGTGTTTTTTGAGACTTCGGCAATTTCTGCCCAAGACGAATACACTGACACGCAAATTCGTGAAGAACGGTTCCTTTTTGCGTGGCGAGGAATTTGGAATATGCTTCCGCCACCTTGTCTTCACTGTAGTTAATCCAATGATATTTGCTGGCACCGAGAAAAGCGTGTTGCCCTTCAAGATTCGAATGATTGTTGAAGATCATGCAGCACTTCCTCCTTGTTCTCCGGACAGATGAATCTTGAGAACGACATCTCATCCATCTTCCCGACATAATACTCTTGATTCGGTTGTCTCTTTGCGCCAGCGCTTTGTTTACATTCCAAAGAAGCCCACTTATCGTTATAAAGAATGAGCAAATCGGGAATTCCTTGTAAATATCCCGAATCGCTTTTCATAACGATGCAACCAGGAAATCTTTTCTTAAGCTCTTTGATGAGCTTTGCTTGGAATTGACTTTCAAGCATGGTTAATGGGCCTCCTTTCAGTGCTTTTTGCAAAACGGAAAAGGGAATGTCTATCTTTAAAATAGCTATTCTATCCCTCTCTTCATAAAAGGGCATGTATTTTTCGCGCGGCAAAAATAGACAACAAAAAAGGCCAAGACACCGTTAAGCATCTTGGCCGAGTTAATTATTCAGTTGTAGTGTTTAGCTGTTGTTTCGAAGATAACGTATCAAAATCCAAATGAGCCACAATCCTCCGGTACAGAGCACCAAAATAAAATCCAACAGCAAACCGCCAAAGCCTCGCTTTTTACCATTCTTACTCATTGTGTTCCTCCTTGTCGTTGTTCTTTTTATGAAGAACCGATGGAATTTTTCCGACTCCTCGTTTAACAGTACCAGCAACATCCGATACCACCTGCTTTGTTTTTTCTTTCCTCTCAGAACGCCTTATACTTTTCTCAAGCAATAGTTCTGCTTTTCGTTTTTTGGACTCATTGAACAGACGCTGACTTTCATCGATAACTTCCTGCGTGATATACAAAACGCGAACAGTAGTCCCTGGTTCGACTTTCTGCTTTGCTTTTGGTTCAGATTTAATTACCTGATTGTTGATACAGTTTTTATATTTTCCATCGGCGTCAGCGATAAGAGTAGGAGAGAGGACTGCCTTTAATCCAAGGCTTGTTAGTATTTCTACGGCTTGCTCTGACGTTGTTCGATATTCCGAAGAATATAGCTTTGGCACAACGACCAGTTTTTTCCGTTCCTCAATCGTCTTATCCGCATAATCACGAACGGCTTCGATAGCAGGTTTGACAAGAGGTACTATGGATGCAGCCATAGCGATACCTGTTGCAATATTGCTTGTGGTTTTAAGTGTTTTCTTCTCTCCGCTCATTGTCCTATCCCCTTTCATAAGGGCAATAAAAAAGTGCGCCCCCGCATGAGAGACGCACCGAAAAAAGTGAATCCCTCATTGTTGCCACACAATCTCAATCAAGTCGCAAAGGACACATGAGTAAAGAGAGAAAACACTTTTTACCAAAGTAATTTTCCCTTGCAACTTGAAAACTATTAGATTGTGTGGCTATTACAGTATAGCACAAAAGCCAAAATAAAGAAAGGACTTTATTTGCAAACCACTTGACTTTTTCTTTGATTTGTGATATGAACGTTTTCTACATTACGATGCCACCACATAATTTCCTCGTTTTGATAAGTAGTCATAGGTCATCGTCGCTCCATCTTTGAAGTGTATTTTGATGGAGCAATAACCAGCAGGCTGCCACCAAACAGCATTTCTGGACAGGTTGGGAAACACCTGTCTAAAATTACTGTAAATATCCTTGTAGTACAATTTTTTGCTCATAGAACCTCCTTAAAATGTCTTTGCCCACTTTGCCCGGTTTTTTCGCCTTATTTATATATACTTTTAATCTTTTTCCGTTATTAGTTAATGAAAAAAAGTGGGCAAAGTGGGCTTGAAACCCGAAAACCCGCATAAATACTGGGTTTTTCTCCTCAAAAAGTGGCCAAAGTGGGGTTTTAAAAGTGGGTAAACCCGGGCAAAAATGGCCAAAAGTGGGCAGAATTTTCACCCAAAATATAAAATCTCAATAATTTTCAACCCGTTATTTGAGAAAAGCCCACTTAAAAGTGGCCAAAAGCCCATTTTTCAAAACCTAAAAGTGGGCGCAATTTTCACCCACTTTCAAGTTTTATACGAACATATTTTTAATCTAGGTTAGAATTGACCAACCCAAAATATCTCTCATCTCCAAACCCGTCCGGTCTGTTTGTCAATCAACACAATGCGGCCTTCAATTTCGAAATCAGCAAGCTCACAGATATAAAACAATGTGTGCAGCAGTCTGTGAAATCTTTCGTCTTCCTTATCGATGTTCCACAAAGCCTCGAAAGCCGTTGGGTCAGAATATCCCTCCGAATTCTTTCGAGGGTTGTTTTCACGATTAACGATACCCATCAGTCCCTCCTTTGTTTGTTCCATTCCTCGATGTCGATTCCGTATTGTTTCAGCTTGTACGTACACAGCCAAACCATATCGGAATCAGTCATCTCATAGTGTTTAATCAGTTCGTCCAATCTTACGGCAAAAGTGTCATAGAACTGCTTCAGACGCTTCGGTCCAAAACCAAATTCCTCATGCAAATGCCATAAGATCATGGCGTCAAGTTCGTTAGCGTGTTTGAGATCGTACTCTGCGAGCTGCCTGCGAATTTCGATATCCATCGCTTTCTTTTCGGCGGCAGTCAGATGCGCTCCGTACACTTTCCCTCCGGCTTTCTTCATATACATAATCGGAACCTCCTCCATCCATAATCCAATTTTCCTTAGCGAAGAACAAAGGTACTCCGATTAGGCAAAAGAATATAAAAGCGGTGGCGTCGTTTTCCGGCAAAATAGAAAGAGCCCCGATGCCAATAAGCACCAGGGCGTAAATTTTGTTTTTAATTGTTTCTTTGCTCCACATGATGTCCTCCTTAAATATCACCAGAAGAACGGTGCTGGCTGTGTCCAGCGTCAAATCCGTGAGGATAACGCGCTTTCAGCTTCTCCACGTTCATCTGCAAAATCGTTTCCAAATCAAAACCGAGAGCCTGAGCGCTCACCGCAAGATACCAAGCCACATCTCCAAGCTCTTTGGCAATGTGATACTTATCGAGATCATGCCCCTGGAAGAGATGTTTTTTCAAAATATCAATGCACTCTCCGGATTCTCCATTAAGACCCATGAGTCCGTTTTGGAGCTGCTGAGAGTCGGTCAGGGATTGATTGGCGGTACGGTAGGCGGCTTTCTGGTATTCGTTAATTGTCATCTGATATTCACCTTCAATTATTCTGGAGCGAATAAGTTTACTTATAGAAAGATTATGCTTTTTGGCGATAGTTTTTAGGGCTTCGCATTCATCGTCTGTTAGACGAATACGATACTGCTTACTTCTCGGATTTATAGCTTTTGGTCTGCCTCTCTTTTTGTTATCTGTCATCTGATATTCACTCCTGTGTTGGGTATGTAGTGTTTGCAACGAAGTTCGACTGGTTCAATGTGCTTTATATCGCGGACGCGAATCATGGATACTTTTTTACCATCTTCGCAAGGACGACTCACATATACTTCATCGATTGCTTTCTGAGCTTCGAGAAATTCTGTTTTCAGAGAGCATACTTCTCTGTGTCCGCAGCGTGTGCATTGGGTTTCTTTTACACCGAAATCACTCATTTTTGTCTCCTTTCAGCGCAAAAAATAAGAGCCGAGGTTTAATCCTCAGCCCTTTTCTTTGCTTTGTGATACATCCAAGCTTTGCAAATTGTTTCTTTACACTTTGGATAATCTGGTCGTCCACACTTATTGCATATAAGTTCTTCCCGACCAAGATCCGGTATATCTTCTTCAAATTCTTTAATAAACGTCGTCCACGTTCCGTCTTTTCGTCGGACCGGACAAGACATTCTAGATTTTACTTTCATAAACATCGCCTCTTTGATATTATAACGCAAAACAAGGAAAAGTAAAAGGCCGTGTTTCAGACCTTTTACCTTTGAAATCGAGTAACTTACGAAATCAAAATCTTGTAGCGTTCGTCCAATTCCTCGAACACTTCTTGATCTGCTGCAATGCTGATATGAAATTCGATCTTACCCTTATCGTTTAATACGGTTTGGACAGCAGGTTGAAGTTTTTCAGCAAACAGCATTCTCAAGCATGTTCCGAGTTGTCGGTCGTTCACTGCTAGAAAATAATTCATAAACGTTACCTCCTTTCATTATAGGAGATGCGTTTTTCGTGCAGCTACTTTTCGTTTTCCTCATAGCCAGTAATCAACTCGCTATACGGCAGCTCTTCAATCCAGTCACAGAAGGTATGCCACTCGTCGAGCTTATGGTTGCGCCGGCTCTTGTAGATGTTGGCCAGCACTTCATAGTTGAGCATGACCGTCCGCCGCTGGTTATAGGAAGAGGGGAGGAGCTGGATCATCTGCCACCAGTATCGCTTGTTTTGAGTTTCGAGGTATTTTTCGCGATAATAATTAAGGATATTGCAAGTCATCTGAATATATCCTTGCGGCGTAAAGTAACACCAGTTTCCATCCACATTCACAGCCGCTAAGGCGTTGTCTCTCGCAATATCTTTTCGTTCGTCCCATTTGAGCATGTCATCCGGTCCGAATAAATGTTCACGGCTGAAATCTTCCTGCGAGAACTCTTTCGCCGCGATCTTATGCATAGTAGAGCAGGAATTGGCCACAGTCCCTACTTTGTAAGTATCGAATTCCTTCCACCAGTAGAGCGGCCCCGTCAGGTCCACATACACGGCGATCATTCTCATGAACTTCCGGTGATCGGTTCCAGCGTTGCGAAGACGTTTCATAAGGTTGAGGTCGTTCGGACCCAAATATAAACCACTTTCTTTATCACATCCTGAAACGGGGTGTCCGCAGAATTCGTTACACCATACATATCCTTGCGTGCAGCTATCACTCTTCTCCCAAGAATTCATCGGATTACGCATACCTCGAATAGCGTGCTCCCATCCCAGAACTTCAAAATTACTGATTTTCAGCATAATTATTCTCCTTTTCTACATAAACGCCAAATTCCTTATTAAAGTTTTTGGCATGGTCAATATCAGTTGTATGATTACATTCATTTGAACAAGTCTCGCACTGTCCGCCATCGCAAAGATATAAAATCTTCTTTGGTGATTTATCGTCATACCAGAAATTCCGATCATCAATGTACATGTTCGCAAATATTTTTCGTGTGTCGCTGCCGAAGCGTTCGATGATATGAGGAAGATTCTCATTGACTGTATCAAACTCGAGTCCATGTTCTGAGCACCAGTTCACAGCTCTATCAAGCATTTCTCCAATGCGACAGGTCCACAGAATAATCTTAGCGCCAACTGTTTTTTGCATCATAATGAGATAACCGATAAGCTCAGTATTTGGCTCTCCGATTTCCGGCCACTTGTTTTCGCAAAGGGTACCGTCGAAGTCAACGGCTATGATTTGCTTATGCATCATTTGCCCTCCTTTATGTATTTGTCGATGACTTTCTTAACCTGACTGGTAGAGCCAAACATTTTCTTAGCTACAGCGGCGCAGAAACCAATATAACCATCATATGTATCGTCCTTACTACAAGAAACAATGGTTTTACTGCCATCCGACCAAATTACAATTGTTTTGGGTCCACTAAAAATGATTTGTCTAATAGCGTCGTCTCTAATCGCATTTGTTGGAATCACGGCCAGACTTTCTTCTCTAAACCAGAAAACACCAAACTCACTTTCTGGATTTTTGCATCCGTCGATTTTTACTCCAACTTTATTGTGATAATATCTTTGAACGATTCCTTGGGTTCCGATAAAACGGTTTCTATAGTCATCACAAGGAAGAATTGCCACTTTTGTTCCAATAGTAATCATTGTTTTTTTCTCCTTTCGGTTGTCAGTATCACAAAATCCACAGAATAAGTTTCACAGTCAAAGCGACTAAAATAGCTGCAACACAAAGCCCAATCACAAACGCCAAAGCCTGTCCGACTTTATATCCAAAGCTGTTTTTGTTATTGTTTTCCATGATTAACCTCCAAACTGAAGACCGAGATGAGAATACAACTCTTTACAAAGCTGCTTCTCAATCTCGTCCTTATACACTTTGACAACTTTACCGTCAATAATCGTATTTACAGTCTCTCGAAGAATCGGTTGAGTCAATTCAGAAGCAGACGACGCACCTGCTTCAGCTACAATCGGCTCCGGCAAATATCCGAGTGCTTCCATTCGTTTGTTTTTACAATTATCTTTGAACGGGCATTTTCGACATTGCTCCGCTAGTCTTGACAGCCCCATCGTTGCCGCCTCCTTTCTTGACTGTAATCAGCTTTTCATAAATATCAAAAGCTTCCTTGCCCTGAAAAGCGTTAATGATTGTGACTTCTCCGTTCTTTTGACGGCCGACAATCAGCACTCCGTCGTCTCGTTTGGAGAAATCAACGCCAATAATCAGGCTTTCATTGATTTTCGGATTTTTCATCAAGATCCACCTGCTTTCTCAAATATCGAACTAGGTTTTCGCATAATTTGCGATGTTCACAGCGAACAAGAGTATCTGTCATTTCAATAATATCGAAGTCGGCATGATATTTTTCCGGTTCCTTCACGTCAGCCGTAAAATTGGCGCATCCATGACAGTATTCTTGGACATCCAGTTTAATCATTGGTATCCTCCAATTCAGTTTCTTTTTGATAATACGGAAACCTTGCATAAGCAAGCACTTCTACCCTCTGTCCCTCAAGCCAATCGTTTTCGGTGGTCCAAAAATTGTCCAGATAATCCCCATAAGGTGATGCTACATCAACCGAATAATGCCAAGAAGCTCCGTTGTTATAGTCATCTTCTCGAAGAAAAATTAGGAAAGTTTCATCTGGATTTAAATTTGCTGGCGGATTATTACTATCAAAAGGAATCCATTTTATTTTTGGTATTTTCACGTCACTGTTCCCTCCTGATTAAGCAGTTCTTTTGGAATAACTATTTACATACTTGGTTTCGTTGAAATTCCGTTTCTCGCTCAAAGCACGGCTGATTGCCAAATCAATAGCAGATCTCGACTTCAAATGATAATAGTACAGTTCTTTGAAAGGCGTATTTAGCCTATCAGTTCTCCCGGCAGACTGCTTCATAATTTTGTAAGAGTAATTTTGCGAGTAGAACACAATGGTGTCGGTGCTTATGCAGTTCCATCCTTCGGCTCCGGCTGTATACTGCACCAGATAGACCCAACTGTCTGAAGTAGGGATTGGCTGATGCTTATGACCATTCCATTCTGCAACCTCGACATCGTCTCCGTAATAGAGATTCTTAAGAATATCAAGTTCATAGTCGAAGTTATAGAAAACAATCATTTTTGGATGTTTCTCAAACAGCTCCATCAAAGCGACTTGCCTGGAATCGTCCGAATTCACGATCCTGCGCCATACATAGCACAGCTCGCCGGCATTCGTAATCGGTTCGTTTTTATAAGGATTCCATCGAAGCTTTGAAGCGTCCTTATACTTGGCGACATCGTATTTCACATAAACATCTTCGTGGTGCGAGACCGTTTCCCGTTTGAAATCCATCTCCACAAGAATTCGATTGCGAAGACGGATTAAACGCCCGACGCCCAAATACCGGTCTACTTTCGGATACTTGCCGTTTACCCAGGTCATGACCATGTGTTCTTCTTTGAAAGCTGTTCTGTTTTTATAGAACCCATTGGCTACAAAGACTGGAATATAATCCTCCCATGTGTCTCCTGGTGTGGCTGAAAGCAGAATCCACTCGTTAAGCTTGGCTATTTTCAGAAATGCTTTTACCCAAGCTCCGGAACCCACGACCCTCTGTTCATCAAATATAAAGAAGGCGTCCGTTACCGTTGCATATTTGCCGATGTTGTTCCACGAATCGACTACCACTTTATTGGAATATGAACTTGCTTCGGAATGGGTAGAAAGAAGGAAGGGCGAAAGCTCACCCTCCCATTCCTTCGTATCCCTTTTTCTTGCTGTCGTGATGATGTACAAGTCTTTAGGGCTTTTCATCTTCACGTATTTTTTTGTTCCGAGTTCGCCTCCGTTTTGTTTGTAGTAATAGGCTAACGCGGTTCTGGACTTACAGATCGGAAGAGCACACGTCTGAACTCCAGTCACCCAGTTAGATCT